ATGGCTAAACTTAAATATACGCTTAACAATGATATACTGTTCAAAATGCTGTTTGTGCAATATCCTGAATTGCTGAAAAAACTCGTTGCGGAATTACTCAGGATAACCTATGACAGCATAGAAAAATTTGAAATAACAAATTCGGAAATACCGCCGGAAACTATCGGAAACAAATTCTGTAAACTCGATATAAATATGTTCGTAAACGGTCAGCGCGTAAATATTGAAATACAAGTCGAAAATGAGGGGGATTTTCCCGAACGCTCGCTATTCCATTGGGCGCGCGAATACTCAACCGCTTTAAGCGAAGGCGAGAATTATGCCGAGTTACCGCGTACAATAATCATCAGTATTATTTATTTCAAGTTATTCAAATGCAAAGAATTTCATTCGGAGTATCAGGCTCTTGAAGTCACGCGCCATACGCCGTTGACAGATAAATTTAATATGCATTATTTCGAGTTGCCGAAACTGCCGCAATCGGTCAGCGCGGATAAAAGTTTGGAACTGTGGTTATCATTATTTAAAGCGAAAACAGAGGAAGAGTTGGAAAAAATCGAGGGATTGGGGGTGTCTGTAATGAAAGAAGCAATCGGGGCATACCGTCACGTATCGGCTACAAAGGAATTTCGCGAGTTAGAGCGTATGCGTTCCAAAGCCCGTCACGACGAAGCGCAGGCTTTGAAAAATGCAGAAGAACGCGGTGAAAAACGCTCTGATAGAAAATGGAAAAGCGTAGTTGCGGATAAAGATGCCATTATAGCTGAACTTCAAGCAAAGTTAGAGAAACGTTCATAAAAATATCTAAACGAGAATATTTCGTAGAAATAATAATTATATATCAGATTGCGTTAATTCGGCAGTTGCCGACTACCGAATTAAATACTACACACAGGCAAGCGGCGGAAATGTCAATCCGCCGCTTGCCTGCATAATTTCGGTATTATTCCGTTTTAATAAAGGCATCAGTAAATCCCGTTGCTTTGATTTTGGTGTACATTGCGTCGGTGTTCGCCTTGACCGAATACGCGCCGACCTGTTTAATCACGTTTATATTAACATTAAGAATATAATAATTATCGTTATAGATTGGCTCACTGGTTGTTATTTAATCGTTAATGATTTTTGAGCTTAAAAAGTCAAAAATTGCAACATCCTGACTTGGAAAGGCTTGCCCATAAACACGGTAGGAACCGTTTTCATCCCAATCGTTCAACCGAGCCAGTGCTCTACAAAGAGGTAAACTATAAAATTCGACTTTATCTGTTTTACTGTTTATGTTTACACGAACACGAAAGGAACGCAAATCTTTTTTTCCGCACGACCTCACCGCAAATGCTCTTGGGTTCTTGCTAACTAAAAATTCCACGAATGGCGGATTATTTATTTTATTAAGAACTTTTCGATGTATCCTGATCGCTGATTCACGTAAGTAAAAAGAGATACAAATATTATTTTCCATTTTGTCCTCCTTTACCGTTTGGAGTTTGAAGTCCCGGCGGAATTATCTCCGGAGCCGAAAAATCAAATAATAACATCAGTTTTTTGTCATTTTTAACAAGTTTACCGTAAGCTCTGTATCGCGTTTTAGGTTTCCATTTCCACATTTCATAAAGCGGACGTGTAAAAGGCGCACATTCAATCGGTTTGCAATTCGGGTTTTCCAGATTTTTCAGCCAAGTAATTGAATTGACATCGTCAGAATTTATCGGTCGTATCAAAATTTTTCTGGTGGTTTGATTAACCATAATTTGAACGGTGGCAACACAATTCAGAGCCTTATATGCCGCAATATTAAATGAAACGCTTGTATCACGAAATGACATATACGGTTCGATTTGCCTATTAAAATAATTACCTTTTACGATTTGGAATCCGTCGAGGCTTATATCCCCGATTGCGAAATCATCAAACGATTTCATGACATCCCTCCTGTCGTGATATACCCGTCAGCCAAATCAATTTTATAAGCATCTTCATGTTCTATGACGGGTATACCAAAATAATCTTTCAATTCTTCCGGATAATAAGGAGCGCGGCGTTTGTTTGTGGTATTAGATACATATAGTTCAAAATCGGTCAGTTTGAATAAGAAAAGTATTTCTTTATCGCACACAGCCGGTTTACCGAGCAATTTGTAACGGTATGTTCCATCCCATTTCATTAAATCAAATAGTTTGAGTGCGAAAACTCTACAAGTCATTTCTTTGCTTTTTATTTCTTTTTCACCGCCGCCGCTGACCCATCGGAGCGAATCTGGAGTATCCGCCACGCAAGGTCGTATTATCATACGTTTCTGTTCAGGATGAACTAAAAGTTGAATATGAGTAATACCGGGAAACCTGCGTATGCATGCCATATTGAATTTGATTCGTTCTTTCCATATTGTGACCGTCGGCTCCCGCAGATGAGCGAAAAACTCCCCTTTTGTTACCTGATATCCGGACAAATCAATAATTTCCTGTTCTTCAATTTCACCCAGCGGGATATTGTTATTTAAAATATATTCAGAATCATTAATATCCATAATGCCTCCTTATCACATCCGCAGATCGTCAATCATTTCCTGCAATTCAACTTCAGACAATAAATCGAATTGCATGGAATCCGGGACAGGTCTGCTTTTTATATCAGCTTTCCAGTCGACATTTGAATGAAGATAACGGAATTGATGGTTGATTCCGTATTCATAGAATTCCATACCAAATTCCGATTCCCATTCTTCCGGGAATGTGACGATACGTTTTATCGCAGAATCATCACCTATCGGACAGACAACTACTGTAGCGGCTTCAGATAAATCAAATACGATTATTTCGTCGCTCCCACGTGCAGCCCATATTCCTCTTATCCGATAAATATAATCAGGATTCCATTCCATTATATCGAAAAGAGTGGTGGCGAAATGTCTGCAAGTAAATGTTTTCGAATATACGGGACTATTCGGGTCGGGTCGCCAGTTTATATTATATACATCGTTTGCTCCGCAAGGTCTTATTGCCAACTTGCGGTCAATGGGATGCAATAATATTTGTATGTGTGAAACATCGGTAAATTTCCTGATGCAGCCCGTATTAAAAGTAATACATTTATTTGAAATTGAAATCGCGGGACCTAACGCGACGGCTGAAAGAAATGATTCCCGTACTATTTGATACCCTCTTAAATCAAACATACTAAAAATGTCTTTTTTTATCTTTTGCGGCAAGCCCGATCCGTTCCCAATATGATTTGATGCATTATAGTATATATTTGAATTGTTGTTTACCCAATGGTGGTTAATCGGGACATACCCACGGAAAACACCTTCATCAATGACGTGCATTACCGGGACGCCGCCCTTCATATGATGTTTACGATTTTCAAAAAGACTTTGCGCGGCGTCATATTCCTGTTCGCTGATAATTGCCGGATGTTTATTTTTATATAGGTATTGATCGCGGTCTTCGTGATTGCGTCTCTTTTTATGTTCAAATATATCATTGGTGAAAGTTTTCCATGTTAGGACATGTCCGCAATAACGCTCGTTTTTAAGAATATAATTGATTGAGCCTTCATGCCATATAGTTTCGCCTGTCTTGGTAGACCTGCCGACATCTGTAAGAATATTTGCAATTTGTCGCGTTGTAAACCCGGCAAGGAACGCNCCGAATATAAACCGTACCGTTGCTTTTTCGCTTTCATTGATGATTAATTTCCCTTTATCATCGCGGTCATATCCGAGGAGGGCGGGAGTAAGCAGTTTCCCACTTTTCAAGCGGTCTTTTAATGACCAGATTTGATTTTCACTTTTTTTAAGCGATTCTTCCTGCGCAAAGCTTGCCAGCAATGACAACATTAATTCTGAGCTTTCAGAAAGCGTATATAAATTATCTGTTTCAAAATATACTCCAACCGGCGGATTAAGATTTTTTAGATGCCGCACTAAAGAAATACAATCGACAAGGTTTCTCGCGAAACGGGAAACGCTTTTTGTTACGATCATATCATATATTCCATTTTCGCAATCTTCGATCATTTGATTAAATTGGTCGCGGTTTTTCGTACTGGTAGCCGAAATTCCTTCATCAGAATATATTTTCAATAAATCCCAGTTGGGATGATTCTCCGCGACTTCTCTATAATGCGCCAATTGTAATTCAAGCGAAGACACCTGCTCAATATTATCGGTAGAAACGCGACAATAAGCGCAAGCGCGTTGAGTTCCTGTTTTTTCAAAAGGATTCATTTTAGGTTTGGCGGGAATAAATATTTTTTCACTATTATCTTCCTGTTGATATTTGCGTCGGATTTCTTCTTTTTTATCATAATTTTCATTAATCATAAAATATCAACCTCAAATTTCCAATACCAGCCATCCGGCATTTTAATTGATTTTATATTTTCGAGTCTTTTTGCCGAATCCGCTGTTCGTTCCCCGATATTGTATTTTTTACATAAAGCGTAAGCATCTGCACATAACATTGGTTTTTCGGACAAAACTTCCTTAAGCAGAGTTCTTGCCTGCAATAATTTTGAGTCATCTTGTTGGGTATTGCCAGTCAATAAGTCATCTGTTGTCACATCATAATAACCAATCCAATGGAAGCCTCCTTCTGGTATCATTTCAAACGCTATCGATCGTCCTTCAGGTGCAAGATTACTTTTTAAATGAGTCATTACACGAATCGACGGATCATCTTTTAAGCGTCCTATCATCAATACGCTTCGTGCCGCCGCCGTAATATCAATAGAACCAAGACTGCGGTACAATCCCTTAGTACCAATCGTTTTATTCATATGCCCGATTATAATTATAGCGCATCGTGTACGTTCGGCAATCCCCGCTAACTTATTCATTAATGGACGCATTTCATTTGCTCTATGCATATCTGAATTGGCGCTGATGAATGCCTGCAAAGGGTCAAGAACCAATAAACGCGCCTGACATTCTTTTATAGCATGTTCAAGCCGCTCATCATCAAGCGTTAATGGATATGTAGTGTCATCAATAAATGCGATACGGTCGCAGTCTGCTGCAGCATTTATCAAACGGGGTTTTACTGTGTCCGCAATCCCATCCTCTGTACTTTGGTAAATTGCATTTTGCGGAGGTAACGCTTTATTACATTCAGGTAAAAGTTGTCCGGTTGATAAACGGGCGGTAATCTGAAGCACAAAAGTTGTTTTTCCTTCACCGGGGTCGCCTTGTATCACCGTAATACGTCCATAAGGTATATATGGATACCATAACCATTCTATTTCCTGCGTATTGACGGATGAATAATATTTAATTTTTGTTGATTTGTGATCCATCTTTTACGTCTCACTTACATATTAATTAAATTTTATTGAATTCAATTACCTACTATTTTATCATTATTTTAACCGAAATACTGCAAACTAACGGTTAAAAATTATGATAAACAGAGGTTTACAAAATGATGAGAAAAATGAATCAGGCAGAATTGAACCGATGGATCGGCTCACAAATTTACAAAGAAAGGATTGGTCGAAAATTATCGCAGGAAGCGTTATCAGAAGCAGCCGGGGTATCCCGAAACTTTCTCAGTATGCTGGAAAACGGAAATAAGGCTGCAAAAATTGATACATATTACCGTATCGCTTGCGCTCTTGATATTTCGCTTTGCACGCTTTTTTATGGAGATGAAAATAACGAGATAACAGCAGAAATTTTATTCTTATTAAGCGATTGCACTCCCAAAGAATCACACGCTTTGCTTGAAATTCTTCGTACCGCAAAAATCCAATTTGCGTTATTTCAGGAATAAAGGGTGCAAATATATAAAACATTTTACACCCTTGCACCCTTGCGCTCTTACTTTTTTGTAATGGCGCGTTTCCCTCTCAAATCGGTCGTCGATATAACAGGCGTGACCGCAGTTTATTTGTATGATTAAGTATTACTCCGCTTTGATAAAAGCATCCGTAAATCCCGCCGCTTTGATTTTGGCGAGCATAGCGTCGGCGTTCGCTTTGACCGAATACGCGCCAACTTGAACGCGGTACAGGGGTTTCGGCGCAGTCGATGACGGAGCGGGTGCGGCAGGGGTCTGCGGTTCATTTGCCGTCAGTAACTTCTTAACGTCGGCGCGGAATGTGTCCATCGACTTGCCGTGTTTCGGAAACCAATGTCCGGGGTCGGCGTGGTTTGTGGCAATACCGCGCTTGTATCCCTCATAATGCCCGATTATAACTCCATCAGCCATCGGGTCGAGGTTATACATTATACAAAGGTAAGCGCATAATTCAGTCGCTTCCCTGTATACGGCGTTGAAATATACCGCGTCGGTCAACCCGTCCTCGCAGATTTCAAAACCGATATGCGTGTCGTTCACTCTGCCTTTAGTCCCGCTGCCGCCGTGCCACCCCTCCATATTCCACGGAAGCGTCTGGTATGTGGCGATAGAACCGTCCGCGAGCTTACCGATAAAAGCGTGTACGCATACCTTTCTACCGTCTGGGGTATCTTGATTCCAATGATTGTTGTACTGGTTTTTGCCGAGCAGACCGTCGTCGGGTCCGACATAGCGTTTCAGATTCGGATTATTCGCGCCCGTGCTATGCACCATGATTCCTTTGACAGTGATGGTTTTGCCATATTTGTAGCAGGCGTTGTTTGTAAGTATGAGTTTTTTCAGATTCATTTTATGTTCTCCATTTCCGCTGACGGTATCGAAATCCGTCAGACTGTATGTTTCTATGATTTGTATAAGTTTTTCGGCGTAATCCGGGGCAGTGGCATACCCTGCCGCCTTGATTGCAGTACATGCCGTTTTGTAATCCGTTTCGCCGACCACCGCAGCGTACCGAGCAGAGCCGGTCAGAAACAATGAGTGGTCGGCAAGCGAATGCTCCCAGCTATCGTAAGAACGAAAAAGCGCGTCCACTGTGGTGAACACGCCGTCATAACATTCTTTAGTTGTTGTGTTATACACACGCCCGTTCCATCGGGAGTCAGCCTTGATGCCGAACAGCGCGTTTGCCTTTGTTGCCAGAGCCGACATACCCCAACCGCTTTCCAATATCGCCTGAGCTATGGTGAGCGACGCGAGTATACCGCTCTTTGCCATGTCCGCCACCGCCAACGCGCCGACTCCGGCGATAAAATCTTTCTGCGCCTGTTTCACTTAAAATCACCGTTCCTTTACTTTTTGTTTACAGATAATAACGCGCCGAGTTCAATCGCAACATCCTGCGCTATTTTTACGCTCTCCTCGACTTTCGCCTCGCTGACAGGATTGCCATTGCAGTAGTCGATGCCGAAATAGCCAATAATCCGTTTGCTGATGTCCGCGATTTTTACCCGTACCGTGACTGATATGTTCCGCTCCACCAGCGTTTCATAGACAAACGCGGAGTATTTATCCGTCCGGCTGTTCACGTCCATGACGAGATAATCCTCTCCGTATATCGCGTCGACAAACGGCTGGAACAACTGAAACGGCATATCAGCCCGCTTGTGCATCTCCGATTTTGCCGTGCCATTGAGAGCTTCGTATGTGTTTGTCATTTTCATAAACGGCAAACCGCCCAGCGCGGTATTCCCATTATGGAACTCGAACACATATACTCTGTCGGCGTTGGTACGCAGCGCGGTTCTCTCCAGTAAAGCGTTGATAGTCGCGCTTATCTGGTTTCGCAGCATTGCCAGTTCGTCATGCTTGCGTATGTTTCGCTTTTGCTCGAAATCCTTTAAAAATATGTTGATGAATCTGACCGCGAAGTACAGGACAAGCGAGGAGATTATCACCGCCAGTCCGTAGGTCGTAATCATTTTTGCCATGTCTTCCATAGACGTTTCCCTCCCTGAATATAATTTATGGTTCTATTATTATGACTTGCTGCGTGATGGGGCTGACCGCGAACCCTACGTTGGATACGGCGTTTTCGGCGTTAGATATAAGCCTGTCTATCCTGTAATCCGTATTGTAAGTGTTGGCTCTCGACGCCGAAGCGTTCGCGCCTAAATCCGCCGCCGTTCTCATCACATAGTTCCCCGACCCGGCAGACAGCGTATGCCTTGCGGTCGCAATCCACGCCAGCGTCCCCAGATTTGTCCGCCGCGTCCAGTTATTTGTCGCGCTGTAATCGACGACGACGCTCACTGTTGTTTTGAGAGGGCTGTTGAACAGAGCGTTTTTCGCCGTTGCCGACGCGACCACCCTTGACGCGGCATACGGGGATTTCAGCATTGCTTTCAGCGCGTCCAGCCTGCCCGCTATCAGAGCCATGGCGTTTGCGTCCGCGCATAAATTGTCAGTCGTGCTGAGTCCGCCCATGTAGTCCGACGGATCGAACGCGCTGTCAATGGCGCGAAGATATGTCTGTAAGCCTTTACCTACCCTGTAATTCCCCCTGAAGAAAATATCCGGCAGATACCTCGCTCCGCCCGTCGTCATCGGCTCAAATATAACGGTCATGGCGGCGTCATTCGCCATTAATTCATTCGCCTGCCCTTTGTTTAGCAGCATACCCTCCAGAGCGTTCGCGCCTTTTACCGAATTGCTTTTTAACAGCGCGGTATAGAATAAATAGTCTTTATTACTCGCCATTTGTGCTACACCCCCTTGTTTGAGACGGCGATATAGTTTATCGGGATATTCGCAACGTCAGCCATTGACGCGGATGTCACGACTGTCGATTGCGTATTTGACGCGCTTTGGCTTCCCGTATTTACCGAAAGCCCTATCGTCCTGTACTGAAAACCTGTAACGGTAATATTCGTTATATCAACAAAATACAACCCCGCCGCGTTTGCCGTCACTACAGGAATATCGGTAAAAGGGGTCAGGAATTTAACCTGCTTATACCCTGCCGCGTTTACCTGAGCTTTTCCCACCCGGATTTCAACATTCTCAAGATTGTTAAGCTCAGACATCACAGGAATGACCATACCGTCTTCGCCGTCTTTTGATATATCCTCAAACTGAACTTTTATCATGTCTGTGGCAAGTACCCTCACCGTACCCATTTTGTCTAAAATTATGTATGGTTTTTGCGGGTTTTGCGGTAAAGCCCCATCTACAGACGAAACATATATCTTCATACTCCCACCCCATTAAAAATCGATTATCTCCAGAGTCGGTATGGTTATGTCAACCGCTTTGCTTCCATCAGGCGTTAACGCCGTGCCGTTTACCTTTATAGATTCCAGTACGTTTACCTGCGCTCCGGTAGCTATCCCCGAAAGTTTTGTCCCCTCCGCATCTGTCATCAGGCGTTTGCCGGTCTCCTTCGCCACAAACATATCCACCGCGTTAGCCGTTTTTAAGTATTCCGTCAAATCGACTTTTGCGGTTGCCGCCTCGACAGGCTCTTCGCCGTCCCACCAGTAGTCGGGTACGTCCGGGTCGCGTATGAAAAAGTTAAACCCAATCGGGAGATTCGCCGTATTTTCAGCGTTTTCGAGCCATGTCTCCATTTCGGAAACCGTATCGAATACCTTAGCCATTTCCACGCTGTCCCATCTGTCTTTGTCCTGCTGGGTAACGTGTATGACAGCGTCCCCCAAGTGCTGTAACAATGCCGCGTCGTCAAATGGACCGATTTTCACCATTTGGTTCAGTTCGTTAACCGTCCAGAACGAGCCGTTTTTCAGTATAACTATATTGCCGTACACTATTGCTGCCGGTTGCGTTTCCGCTCCGGTCTGCCTGTAAATTTTAAATTCTGTTGCCATATAATAAATTCCTCCGTTTAAAAATCAATCATATCCAATCTGCCTATGTCGCTGACACCTTTTAATTGCTGCCAGTCTGTCCCGTCCGATGTAAATTCGGCGACGCCGCCGTTATTCCTGAACTGCGTTATCTTGGTTTCGTCTGCCGGGGTATGTATGGAGATAGTATTACCCTGCGATGGTAAAGATTGCGCGGTATCTCCGGCATATCCGCCCGCCAGAACAGAAACCGCCTGTTTTTCGGTTGTAATGCGTTTGACCGCGTTTGCGCAGTACACAGAAACATAAAAGCGAGGCGGCTTTATTACTTCCTGCGGGACGTAACAGCCGTCATTTTCAAGCTGTACCTCGATAGGTAAAGAGGTTTTATCAGAGCCGTAAAACAGGGCGTATTTCGGCGATATATCCCACTCGCGGCTGAAACTGAACTTGGCGTACAGATATTTCATGCTGTCCGCCGCCGCTTTGTTTTTCTCCTGATAATAGATTAATTGTCCCTTTACATTAAAGTTTAAAATCAAATCATTTTTATCCATACAGCCGCGCCTCCCTCTTTTACAAAAATCTTATTCCGCTGCCTGAGTCATTGCGGCGCGTACCGTTATGGTCTGCCTGTAGCAGTCGATAGCCTTATCAACGGAAAGTAACTTTGAGTAACCCTCGATTTCGTCTATTACCTTGCTATCCGCCAGCACGGAAATACGCGCCATGTTTTCAGGTGTAATCTTCTTTACAAGGTCGCCCGTTATTTTGTTTTTTATCGGTATGATAAAAAATATATTGTCTGTGTCAACCTCATAGTTGTCGTTTCCGTTGAATGATTCTATTTCAAATTTTGTGCCGTCCGCCAGTTCGAGCGTGATTTTTTTGTTTTCAGCCATAGGGTTATTCCTCCTCCGTAAATTCCACGAACGGCAGCAGAGCCCCGATGTCGTTCGCCGATATTTCTATGTTTTCACTTATCGCTATTTGCATTTGTGTAAACGCCGGCTCTACGTCGGTCTGAGCAAGCTCGGTCATGGATTTCCCAAAATCACTCTGGTTTTCTTTATCAATAGTAAATGTCCCGTCGTCTTTTATCTGTCCGTTCGCTTCTATCAGTTCCATGTGATGTTTGTTGTAGAAGTCAATTTCTACCTGCAACGCGGCTAATAATTTTTGCAGTCTGTACGCTTCCGTCATTTTCATGTTGGAATTACCCAGTTTATTTAACGCCGGGGTTGCGTTGATTATTTCATATAATTTCATATTTTCCTCCGCATATATAAATATATAATTTGTATCGTTTTCCTCCACGGGAGGAATGGGTATCAGTTTTGGTTCTCTCGTCGGAGACAAGTCCTCTATTTGCTGTTCGAGATTACCGACCAGCAAAAACAACGCAATTATAACACGAGCATCGAGACTACTATAACCGCGTAACAGACGCGCAGTATTTTATCATATATCATGTTGTTAATCCTATTGTTCGTAAAAATGTTGTAATAGCGTTTATTCTGTCTCTTTCAGCTGTACTCCAAGCGGTATTTGATAGATTCGTCCACCCGGTTTGTCTTGAAATCGGAGTTACGCCGTAAAAACCGAGTTGCGCCGCGCCTAATCGTATTGAAGCGGTCGTCGTATTGCCGCCGAATATGCCCGTAACATACAGACCGGTTCCGACAACAGAGGTACTGCCAAGGTTCGTTGCGAAAAGCGACGTAAAATAACCGTTTGTGATACGCGACGAAGATGAACCGAGGTTCGTCACGCCGGAAATAGTCGTAACGGTTAGTGTAGTTACGTTCAAATTTGTAAAATACCCGTTAGCCACTCTTGTCGTTGATGTGCCGACCGTTACGGAAGTGCCGCCGTTATACGTCGTGACATAGGCGTTCGCAATAAAACCCGATGACGTTCCGAGGCTTGAAACCGTAAAATTAGTTACGTTAAGATTTGTGAAATATCCGTTGCCGATTCGCGTTGTTGATGTTCCCAAACTGACGCCTGTACCGCCCGACAGGGTGCTTGCCATTTCAATAAAGTTTACATAAATTGTCGCCACTCTCGATGAAGCCGTACCCAGCACAAAACCTCCGCCGGGTATACTGTTTGCGTATAATGACAGCGTACCGGCTGCTATTGTCAAATTTCCATACGAAGTACCTCCGCCTGTTCCTCCGTATACAGCCGATGTGTACATACTCGCTATATACGATTCATTGAATCTCGCCGACCCGGTCCCGATGATACTGTTTGTCCCGTTTGGCGTTATACGGTTTCCTGATATTGAAATATTTGTTGATGATGAAGTACCAAAGTTTATAGTGTTTGACGTATAAATATAGTTTTGTACGCTGTTGCTTAATTGAATTTGCGTTATAGTCGCGGCAGGGTGTGTTTGCCAAGTCAAATCGCCGCGCAGCCAGTTGCCTGAATTGCCGCCTGACGGTAACGACGCCTGTTTTTCGTTTAATTGCGTCTGAATATTCGACGTAACGCCGGACACATACCCAAGCTGCTCGGGGGTTACCGTCTGTGAGCCTGCGGAGATATTCCCCGATATTGTAGTTATACCCGTAAGAGATAGAGCCCCGATTGACGTCGTACCTGAAAAGGTTTTATTGCCGGTTACTGTTTGAGCGTTATTCAGTAATACTACGTTTGTCGATAATCTTGCGTCAGCCAGTGTTCCCGACGCAATTAAGCCTGCGGGAATACTTCCGGCTGTCACGTTTCCGATATCCGTACTGATAGAGGCTAAAGTAGTGACATAAATCTTATCGGCTGTGACGCTGTTCGTCGTTAAATTCCCGCCGTTTATCGTCGTCTGCCCTGCAGATGACAGACTCGTGAAAGTCACAAACCCGGTAAAAGTTATATTTGCGCTTGACAGGGTTGTCGAACCCGACTTCAAAGACAGCGTTGAACTCGTTGAGCCGTTTGAAACCGATAAGGTCAAGCTGTCTATTTTTTGTTGTATTTCCGACCTTAACTCAGTTTTTACCGTATTAGCCGAAGAATTTATTGTGCCGTTCATTTCCGTGGTGGTCGAATAGCTCTGTAACGAAACCGAAAAACTATCCTGCGCCAATGTCAGCGTAGCGTTTGCCTGATTGGTAATGGCGGTATTGATTTGCGTGGTAGTCGAATAATTTTGCAGAGTGACGTTGAACGCTTCCGTAGATAACGATACTGCGGCTTCTTTGGCTTCGGTAATCTGCGCGTCGAAACCGTCCACGAGCGAATACAGATTTGTTATTCTCATATCAAAACCGCCTACGGTCTGCGAAAGAGTGGAGACCTGACCTTCAGCATTAGTGATGCGTGTGTCGAAACCGCCGACAGTCAAGGAAAGTTCCGAAATATTATGACCCACGGTTTCGATTTCACCCGATAAGTCATTAATCCGCGACGTTTGTTCGCTGACGATTAAATCGATGCGCGATGCTTCGGCTTTTATCTGCGAGCCGACATAAATCTCGGTTTCGCCGCGTGTATAGTAGTTTGCCAACTCAAGCGTAAATGCCTCTATATCAAGTGTCAGTTGCGATATTCGTCTGCCTTGTATATCTATTACGACTTTTGTGCCGTCTATCATTCCGGTCAGATTTTGTAAGACGCTCTCAAACCCTTTCGCCGTCGCGGACAATTCCGCTTTGTTATTCTGCGGGTTGTCGGGGTATGTGATAAGCCGCGCAACCTGATGTTCGACTTTGACATTACGGCTGCGGTCAACGAGCATAACTTTGTCGCCGACGTTAAAAGAAAGATGGCTGTATTCGGAATTAACCGCAGCGAGGTCGATAACGTCCAGCGAATATGTGCGGTTCGGGTTAGAGAGAACTTTCAACTTTTCGATAGCGTCGTCCTTGAGTGACTGCACGTCAGTATAACGCTCGTCTTTCCATACTTTCGTGATGATTTTTGACGAATAGCCGAAGTTCTCAACATAGCTTTTACCGCCGTTTATATCGTCGATTTTCAGCCCCTCCGCACCGATGGGTATAAGGCGTGTGCAGAAATCGAAACTGTCGCCGCGAAGGAGCGGCTTGCCGGTGTTTAGTTCGTCGGTAAAATATACGCCTTTGTACTCGAAACCGTCCAACGGAAATACCGTTATTTCCTTTTTCGCCGTATCATACCAGAATACGCATCTATATACTTCCTGCGCTTTCCGTAGCAGGTCGAGGGTATTGCCGCCCTCAAGTTCGACGGTACGGCGAATGGAAACCCTGTCCGCGCCGATGTACGACCAGCCTGTACTCGTGAGAGCGAAATTCATGAGGGTATATAGGTGTTGGTTTTCCTCACGGTAATTTGTCACGGCGTTTGCCTGTAATGCGTCAATGTCAATGCGGCAGGATATAACCGCTATGTCATTTTGTTCATCAATGCTTTTTATGACATAGTCCTGTCCGTCGTACACCAGTCCCATTTCTTCGCAGATATTACGGTAAAGTTTGTGGTCGGTTGGTATGTTGAAATTCAATTCATATTCGCCGTTGTTGTAGACCTCAACGGTGTGCAAATTCTGCACATCGTCCAGATAGCCTATATTTTTAAGATAAATCATCGCCAAGTCTCAATCACCACCGTTCCCTGTACATTATCGTTATCTCCGCGTTTCCTGTGACTCTTATATCGTTATTACCGGGCTTGAACCTCGGAAAGCTGAAAAATTCCACTCGGTCAAAAGCGTGTACACCGTTAGCGGTCACGATCTTTTTTATGCCGTCAATGACGATAATCTCACCGGCGGCGAGATTTTTTACAGTAAAACCGGTAATACCCGCGACAGAAATAACCGACGCCGTTGTGTTTTCTATCGTTATGACCGCTTCGGTTTCTTTCGAGCTATGAATAAATATTGAATCACCCACCGTAATTTCATGCGTTTTGCCGAAAACAAAACAATCGAATGTATATGTCACGGTATAAATTTTTTGTGATACTTTTTCCAGTTCCGTATTTTTCAATATACAATCAAATATCCTGTCCGCAGTAAAAGCGTGGTCGATTTGGATTTCGCACCGCTTCAGCTTTTCGCTGAACGCCGATATATCGGTAAACGCGGCATCCTTGAACATGACTTGTATTTCCAACTCGTCGTATTTCCGTTCAGTATCGAAGTATAACGGCGTTAAGGATTTGTCAGCCCAGAAATTCTTTATGTCAAGCGCGGAGGGGATATATTTATGATTCAGATATGTCGCCATATAATCCGAAAGCGTAAGCGGTTCAGAATTGATAGTTACGTTCATAGATTTGTTACCTCAATATATAAATAGGCATGAAAAAAGCACCGTCGAAACGATGCTTTGATTTTATATAAAATTTTTGTACTAACTAAAATGTTTATTTTGTGTAATTAATTATTACTTTTTCTTACTCTTTTTTAATTCTTTCGGCATATTCATCTCTGGTTTCATTTTTATCGTATAAATACTTTTGGAGTGTCTCAACTTTTATCCTTCCTTCATTAACATCATTCAATGTATCTCTTGCAGCTTCTTCTCCAAAATCATCTAAAATTTTACAAAAATCTACAGCCGGTAATTTGTTTTTTCCCATATTTCTCCCTCCAATTCATGCACACATTTTCGTATAATTATCGACCCATGTTTGATTCTCTGTCAATGTAAATCCATGCTCTAAAGCGGATTTAATTTTCTCAAGTGATGCGTTCCACCCCATTGGAAGATTTCGAAGATGCTTACTTACATCAACAGGTTTCTCAACAGGCACATTGTTTGTGATGTTAATATTGATAGGTGTAGGAGTTAAAGAGGGAATGCTTTTATTTTTTATAATGCTATTTTTTACATCGCTTATTAAGACCTGCTTTTTTATTACATCCCAGTTTTCTGTAAGCAATACAACTCCCACTATTGTGGCAACAGTAATGCCTGCGATTATTATTTCGGTTTTATGTTCCTTGACTTTTTCTTTAACTCTATCATAGAGTCTCTTGTTTTCTTCACTCATGTTCTTCAACCTCCTGTTTATATATGGCTTTTATTATATAGCACCATTATAGAGTAAAATTCTTAGATTGAAGTTCACAAAGTGTGAAATTACAGTTTTTTTATAAAAATAGTGCTTTTTCTATATAGGCAAAAGCATATGGATTACCCAGCGACAAATAAGACAACATAATTTCCATTCCGATTATTGTATTTATTTCCTGCCCATAATCTGTATCTACCACGCCGATAATATATCTAAGCGCTAAATAATAATCTGCAATATGATTGTATTCCGGAGAACTTTTCAAAATTTCTATACACGCTAATATGCATTCACTCATGTCGCGGGCATATAGCTTTTTATTTGTTTCCTCTTCTTTATTTACATTTTCACTATTCTTAAGAAAATAATTTTTTACAAACTCTTTTCCATAGGCTTTGCCGTATAATATAGCTTTTCCCACTTTTATAGAATGTTCATCAGGAAGTAATGTGTATAATATATAAATTAACCATAGAATATTTACAGCGGATTCCATTGTTTCTGACTTCTCTAATGATTCAGAATATTCTTCTATGGCTCTTTCAAATATACTTCGCATTACTACGTTTTCAGGGGTTTGGAAACCATCAACAATCTTGCGTGTATATTCGTAACCTTTTGCAAAATGAGGGTCTTTCAATGCTTTGTCTGAAACTAATAAAGGGCATATTACTTCAATCATTGCCACTATGTTTTCCCAAGTAAGAGCAATTTTTGAAAAATCTAATTCTGAAAAATCATCTCTGATAAGTTGGTCTAACGGATAACCATAATGGGATGCTATTGCTTGTAATGTTTGTAGTGCTGGCTCCCGTTCGCCACTCTCATACATAGAAATAGTGTTATGTTCAACATTAATGGCTCTTCCGAGTTCTTCTTGCGTTTCGCCATGAGCTTTTCGTAAATCTCTTATGTTTTTTCCGAGTTTGTTTTTTGGTTGTGCCATGCATACCTACTTCCCTTGGCGTGTTCAAAATATTTGTATTGCATTATTTCTTTAGATACCGCCTAATTAAAATACTTGATCTTAATATTACCACAAAACCCATCATATATCAATATTTCCATAACATAATTCACAATAAATTTTCAGAACCTACCCCCTCTCGCGGCGAACGCCAAATCCTGCGAAACAACAGGCGTTACGCTGTGTCCCACAGCTTTTTTGTCAAGTTCCACCGTTGTATAAATATATACGGGAGCGTTTGTGCCGGGGCTATTTTTACGGCTGTCAGCCACTCCGCCGAATATATCAAAATCGGGCATATCCAAATCCATCGGTATGGCGTTCTGCATATCGTCGGCAACTTTATTCATCTGGTCGCCGAAACCGACGCCAACGCCCAGAGCCATGTTTTTACCTACTTCGGCGAATACAGTCGATGGCGATTGAATCCCCAATTCTGATTTTACGTCGCCCACTATTTTTTTGAAAAACGTCAATACCTGACTCCTGAATGTGGCTTCCTTATTCGAGAAGCCCTGCCATACGCCGTCCACGATAGATTCGCCAACCGAAATGAAATCGTTTTTAATGACGGAATCAGCAGCCGTTGACTTCGCTGTCGTTATGAGTTTTTCCGTAGATTTCGTCAGCGAGTTATTGTTATCAACGCCGCCGGCGATTTTGTCAACCATGTCTGAGCCGGAGTTGGTCACGTTCGGCATACCAAGCTGCGTGAGTAACGCGTCGGTCGCCACTTTCGAGCCGTTGGCGAACGTGTCGCTCAGTTTTTCCAGTTCCTCTTCTGAGGAGTTCACCAGCGTTTTCACCAAGCCCGCTGATTCGGGTCCCGCGTCCTCTAACTTTTGGAGCAGTCCCTCGTCAATGCCCATCTCAGCCAGAACCGCTATGTTTTCAGCCCATTCGCCGATGACTCTCTGGTTATGCTCAAGGTTTGTAGTCATTTCGGTCACGCTCACATCAGAAGTTTCGGATATTTGTTTGAACATCTCCGTGGCGGATTTGGTGTAGCTTTCGAGGGTCTTTTCCCGCTGCTTGATGATTTCCTCTTCGTCTTTTTGCATTTCCTGTAATTTCTTCTTGTACTCGTCAAGCGTGAGTCCCTGTGCGTTCGCCTCTATAATCATCGCGTCGGTCAACTCTTTTTCAACCTCCGCACGTTTCTGCGCTATTTCCTCCTGCGTTTTGTACGCCTCGGTCATAGCGTCCACGACTTCCTCCGCGCTTTCTATGATGGCGGCGTTTGCCTCAGCCTGTTTCGCCGCGCTCTCCGCCACTACTTTCGTCGTACTCTCGAAACTGTCCGCAAGCTCGGACTGACGCTCAACAAGTTCCGATTCGGATTTGTTCAGCATATCTACGACTTCTTTATACTTTTTGTCTTTTTCACCTTTTTTGTATACACCGTCGGCAAGAGCCTCAGCCAGAGCCTCGCGCTGTTTTTCTATCTGCACCAACTGATCCTCAACCGCCATCTGCTCTTTCGCGATCTCGACCGCGCGTTCGCGGGCGGCTTGGGCTTTCGCTTCCTCCTGACGGGCGGTGAGGATATTGTAGATTTCGTCAACATTACGGCTCATGGCGTCGTTTTCCATGTCGTACTGGACGATAGACTCACCCATAGCTTCGTTGAGCATATCGACATAAGCCGCTAAACGCTCTTTCTGCTCTGTGGATTTATCTTCCACCGCCGCGAGTTCAGCTATCCTGTCGGCAAGGCTTTCGGCTGCCTCCGCTTCGTACTGCATACCCTTTATTTTATCTTCGTAAGCCGCGGCGCTCTCACTGGTGGATTCTATGAGTTTTTCGTTGGCTTCCACCAAATCCTCGGTACTCTTTTTCAGGGCTTTCTGCTCCTCAGTCTCGCGGTTAAGCCAGCCGATGAGCGCAATCACTCCCACGACCAGAGCGGCAATAGCCGCCACGACAAGCCCGATGGGATTTGCCGCCATCATCGCGTTGAACGCCGCCATCACCCCTGTCGCTACTCCGGTGACCGTTGACCATACGGTCATTACCACGGTGTGAGCCGCCGTTGCTATTGACTGCGCGGAGGTTGCTGCTGTCATCGCTTTGATGGCGTTGGCGATTGTCATCACTATCTGAAACGTTCCGAATGCCGCCGCTGCCGCCAGAATAAACGGAGTGAGTTTCTGTAACGCGGTCATCAAGCCGGAGATAACCGTCATTATGGGTTTCAGGATAGGGACGGCGTTGCCGAGCCCTTTGGCAAGATTGCTGACAATCGCGGCGGCGGCTTCAAGCAGACGCGGAGCTTCCGCAATCAGCGATGTGCCTATCATGACAATTATCTGTACGGCTGCCCCGGTCAGAGCGGGTATTGCCGCGACTATACTGTCCAGCAGAGCGTTAATCAGCCCTCCGGCTGCGGTGACAAGCACGGGTATATTTTCCGTAATGCCCGTAATCAGCGCGGATATGAGTTCCGGTGCGATGCTTGAGATTACCGTCACGATTGACGTGAACAACTCAAGCATTCGAGGCAGCATTTCGCCTATCTGGGCGATGATGAATTTTACCCCCTCCTCAATCGAAGCCGCCGCTCCGTCGCTCCCAGATATGATGCCGACAAACCCGTCGATTACCATCGTCATTCCCGGCAGCAGTTCCGCGCCGATTGAGTTTTTCATGCCTGTAAATGTACGCTGAAGGGTGTCCATAGAATCGGTGAAAGCCGCCGACGCGCCCACGGCGTCGCCCGACATGACCATGCCGAGGTCGTTCGCTTTCTGTTTCAGAGCGTCGGTACTGTCGGCGGTTTGGTTCAGCAGAGGCATGAGTTCCATGCCCTGTTTTCCGAGCAGTTTCATTGCGGCGGCGGACTTCTCCGCTCCGGGCGGCATATTCTGTAACGCCTTAACGGTCATATCGAAGGCTTCCTCCGGCGATTTATCTTTTATATCGTCGAAATTTATGCCGATTTTCTTGAACGACTCGGAAGCCTTATCTCCGTCCTCGGTCAGACCGTCCATCGTCTTTTGCAGGGTTTTCATGCCCGCTCCGAGACTGTCGATAGACGCGCCGTTCTGTGACAGGACATAATCCCATTCCTGATAGGCTTCGGCGGACAGACCGAGTTTCTGCGACGCTTTATCTACGCGGTCGCCCGCGGCAGCCGCGTCGTTCGCCATATCGTACAGCGCCTTGCCCGCCGCGACCGTAGCCGCGCCGATTGCCGCCATCGCCGCTCCGACCGCTATGCCGATACCTTTGACTACATCGCCGAGTTTTTCGAACTTGCCGCCCGCTTCGTCGGCGGTTTCGCCCGTGTCGCCGAATTCGTCTCCGAGTTTCCCCGCCTCTTTGCCGGTATCCTTCATCTCGCCGCCGACTCCGGAGAGGGCTTTTTCGTTTTCGCCGAGTTCCCGCTCCATGCCGTTCAGTTCAGCCTGCGCCTTGTTAAGCTGTATCTGCCAGTTCTGCGTCCGTTTGTCGTTTTCGCCGAACGACTCGGCGGAGTTGGCGAGGGCTTTTTCCAGCACGGAGACTTTATCTTTCTGGGTGTCGATTTCTTTATTGAGGGCTTTATTCCGGGCGGTGACAGCCTCGACGGACTTGTCGTTTTTGTCAAACTGCGAAGACACAAGCTGCATTTCGCTGCCGAGAACCTTGAACGACTGGTTTATTTCCGAGAGAGCGTTCTTGAATTCTTTTTCGCCTTCGACGCCAATCTTCAATCCGAATTTCGAGTTTTCTGCCATAAAACATCCGTTCCCTTCTAAAAAAAATTGCCTGATTGACTTGACAAAACTCGAAAAATTGACTATAATAAAGTTATGTTTTAGAATAGTCAAAAAAAGAGGTGCGCCATGTATATCAACCGAGCTATTGAAAATTCAATCCTGAAAATATCAAAGACATTTCCCGCGCTGTTAGTCACGGGACCGCGCCAAGTCGGGAAAACCACGTTGCTTAAGCGGCTCGCGGATAACTCGCGTAAGTATGTAACGCTTGACGACCCGGATATCCGCCATATGGCGAGGAGCGACCCTGCTTTGTTTATGCAGCGTTTCCCGCCGCCGGTATTAATCGACGAAATCCAATACGCCCCCGGCATTCTGCCTTATGTCAAGATGAGCGTTGACACTTCAGGCAAAAAAGGTGATTTCTGGCTGACCGGTTCGCAGGCGTTCCACATGATGAAGAACGTCAGCGAATCCCTTGCGGGACGGGTTGGTATAGTCAACTTGCTTGGGCTTTCGGCAAGCGAAATCGCCGGCATACAGTCCGAACCGTTTACAACATCCCCCGAACGCCTGATGTCAAGATTAAACACAGTGAAAAAGATGGGAATAAACGAGATATATGAAAGAATATTCCGCGGCGCTTTCCCCGCGCTTTATACTGAGGATATTCCCGATTTAGACGATTTTTACCGTTCCTATATGAACACTTATCTGCAAAGGGACATAAAAGACTTATCCCAAGTCGCCGATGAGACGGCATTTCATAACTTCATGATAATTGTCGCGGCGCGTACCGCAAAACCTATCGTGTATGAGGAAATAGCCAAGGACGCGGGAATCAGTCCTCCCACAGCCAAAAGCTGGCTGTCGATTTTGGTATCGTCGGGGCTTGTCGCCTTAGTACGACCTTATCACAATAACGTGTTGAAACGCGCCACGAAAATGCCGTTGATGCACTTTTTGGACACGGGGCTTTGCGCTTATCTTTTGAAGTGGGGAAACGCCGAGATACTGGAACGCGGCGCTATGTCCGGCGCCTTCTTTGAAAGTTGGGTGTTCTCCGAGATATACAAGAGTTACATCAACGCGGGAAAAGAACCGCCGCTGTACTATTACCGCGACAAGGAAAAACGTGAAATCGACATTTTGATTTACGAGAGTGGCACATTATATCCAATCGAAATAAAAAAAGCGGCGTCTCCCGGCACCGAATCGGTAAAGAATTTTAAAGCTCTTAACCCTGTGACCGAACCGGAACGCTTCGGCGAACTTGAGCAGTACAAAATAGAAATAGGCAATGGTACTGTGGTTTGCATGGCTAATGATTTACTGCCGGTGGACAGAAAGAATTGGTTTGTTCCTGCATGGATGATTTAATTTTCATATTCCCTCAGGAATTACATCGTCAATGTCGCACTCCCTGTCCGGTTTCGCGATGCCCAAAAACTGCCTGTGGCACTCCCACAAATCCAGCAGCAGTCCGAGCGGCGTCAGCCATGTCGCCTCTTCGGAACGGTTCAAATGTACCGTTCCGTAATATAATAGCCGGGTAAACAACTCTTCATCGCTTATTACCCGGCTATCACGTTTTTTGAATCTTCCTCGCTCTCTATATTACGTTTCGTGCCTTTGAACATCGCCTCTACGATTGCGTCCTTATACGCCGCCAGTTCCAGCGGCGAAGTCAGAAGTTCAACCTCGTCGTCGGTCAGGAGCGGTTTCGGGGAGTCCTTGTTTTTCAGATTGTGAATCAAAATGCTCTGGTTAGCCAACAGCGTAATCAGCCATACAATTTCATCGAGGGCAAGTTCAAAGTTTTCGGGCTTCATCAGCTTATCGCCGAGGTCGGACAATCCGCCGTATTTTTTTGCTATCTCTTTTGTAGCTTTCGTGGTCAGCACCAGTTCGTAGTCCGTGCCGCCGATGGATATGGCGGCGGTTCTGTCGTTATCGTTCATTATCCGTTACCCCCATCGTCAATATCCGCCTGCTCGTTAAGCCACGCTTTGGCGTCGGATTCTTTTTCAAATGTGGTTTCCTCTTTCCACAGTCCCAAAATGTCCGTCTGTATCGTGCCTTCCAGACTTGGTGTTTGGAAATTGATACTATCGCCCTTCGTTTCGAGCGACTCGTTCGGGACTCCGAACTTTACTTTGCGGAGCCATATAGCCCTGAACCTGCGCTTGCCGTCCTTGACCGTAGTGGAATAAAACCCGACGCCCACGGGCTTGCCGTCGTCATCGCCTTTTGCCGTCATTTTTTTGCCGTTACCGGGATTGATAGTTTCGACTTTATGTCCCAAGATAAGCGATAAAACTTCATACTCCAAATGATCTCCGTTGAGCGTCAGTTTTCCCGACTTAAACTCCTTAATCGCCTCAACAATCCTGTCGTCGCCGTAGAGTTTGACATCATTTATCTCGATTGATAAATCTGTTTTGATTGCGTATGACATCACCAACCCATCCGAGTAGGAAACATCATTATTTGTTTCGGTGACGGGCGCGCATATGAGATATTTCAATCCAATTTGTGCCATTTATACTTCGTCTCCTTCCGATAAAAAATATTCTTTTGCCGCGTCAACGGCGTAGTGGTGGTAGCCTGTATCGTCCTCGTGACCGATGTAACGGCGGTCTGTCACCGTTATACCCGCGGCGAGGAGTGACTTCACGATTTGGTTTTTGCGTTTCTGATAGTTGTCTTTGGAATACAGCGATATACGCGCTTCCTGTATTTCATACTGCGGCGCGTTATCGGCGTAACCGCCGAAATTATCACCCATCGGAGTTATGACCGCGTACTCGTCCGGGGCTTTGCCGGAGAACACGCCTGTCTCCACAGAGATGCCGACCGTGTCCAATATTGCGTTCAGTTCTTTTAATATACTCATTTTTTATTAATCTCCTCCGTCAGTTTCGCTTTCATAGCGTCAATACACGGTTGTTTCGACGCGGATTTTGCCGGTTTCAGAAACGGTTTCGCCGGTTGTCCGTGCCTGCCGTATTCGAGTATGTTGGCGATTTTCGCGTTGGAATTGCCGCCGTCCCTCGGCTCTGCGAAGCCAATCTTTATGTCCCAATTGCCGTTCCTGTCCATACGAGCCTTTGTCATACCGATAGAACGTACCAGTTCTCCCGTGGAACGGGACTGTACTTTTGTGTTTTTGCCGATAACCGACTGGAGATTGCTTTTGATTTTCGCCAGTACAACCTCGCCGCCCGCTTCCAGCACCTTTGGTACAATTTCGTCGGTCTTGTCAGCGAGCCGCGAGATTTGTATCAGGAAATCGTCCGGCATTTTTATCTGTATAGCTGCCATCAGCGTACCGTCCCTTCATTGTTTTGTGTATAAAGAACGCCCCCGATATAATCGGGAGCGTTTCGGTATGTTGTTTTATTTTTTAGTTGATAATATATGTTATTACGGTGTTGTGTTTTTTACGACGTTGCGTCGGAAGTGCTTATAATCCGATACACCAAACAACACCATATTTATCGGTTACATAACCTTGTAATGGACTCCACGGCAATTCTTTTAACCCATCTGACTGTCCGCCTTCTTTTAATACATTGTAAGCCGTCATCAATGTATCTTTATCTTGAAAGCCTAAGCAGATAACAGTTACATTGCCTTTTGTTATTTCATGAGGTGCAAGTGGCGCGATAGCTATATGATTTTCCAATATATCCATTACAAGATGGATTGGTTCATTTTCAGAACCCCGCGCAAGAGAAATTTGAGTAGCGTTAAATGCTTTTCTATAATGTTCAAATGTTTCGAGTAAATCTGATGAAAAAATTTGCACAGTTAATTGACTCATAATGCAACCTCCGATAATATAAACTTTCCGCGCTGATACACAGAGCAACGACAGCGAAGAAAATAAAAATACCAGTCGCACTTTTTCTTTATGCCAATTTTACCATATAACCGCCGTATTGTCAACCTTTATTTCTTCGATGGAATAACTTTCTCAGTAAAAACCTCAACGTACAACCCACGCCCGCGAACGTCCTCGACACTCATAATACGGTAACGCTCATTAGAACAAATAATATATAGCGAGGTATCAATAGTCAATCCCGGTATCTTACGGAAACGGAACAGAGCGGTCGCCGTTGAAAACGCCGCCATATTCGCCCATTTCTCGTTGCCGCGCCGTTCCTCCATATATGCGCGAACTGAAGCGAGGATATTGTCGCCGTTGGTAACGAAACCTTCTGTGTCCTTGGTCGGAGCGGTTGAAACGATGTCAATAAAAGTGTTCATTTTGCCGAGGCTCACACTTCCCACCTCTTCTCCATAGCCAAAAGCCGGTTGACTGTTTGCCATACATTCGCTACCGCGCTGGCATAATCGGTGAAAAAGCCCGCCGTCGAACCGTCCCTGCTCTCGTAGAAATGACTCGACAGCATTATCACGGCTTGCTCGGTGGTAGGCGGCAGCTTTTTACGACCGTATTTGTGTTTTTGATAGGTTTCGGCGTAATCAACGGCGGCGGTAATATAACCGAGAAGCAATTCATCGTCTTCGTCATGCTGTAATATGAGGTTAGCCTTGACTTTTTGAAGCAGGGACTTCATTTTAACCGTAACAGCCATTACCGCCGTACCTCCCTTCATTACGCAGATTTCATCTGTAAAATTTTGACCGCTTCCGGCAGAATCAGTTTGCCGTCCACGCGCTACGAGCCGAGGAAACCTACCTGACCGTTGGCGGCGTACAATTCATTGAGACGTTTGAACGCCCTGCCCTGACGGTCGGCAATCCAATAATACGAAAAATCGCCGAACGCGACGACTTTTTTTGCCGCTTCGATTACAGGCATGAAACTGCTTGTTTTCACAGGTCTGCCTAAGATGGTATCGGGTGTGTTCGCAATCAAAGACGGCTGCCACAGGTACTGCCCTGTGGTATCTTTCAACTTGCGGATAGCCTTGACCGTCAAGTCGTTTACGATGAACACGGCTTTACGGCGGTAGGGTTCACGCAGACTGTGATATAAGTCAATCATCTCGTCCAGCGATATATTCGCGCCTGCGGTGGTGATGCCAAGCTGCGCTGAGTTCAGGAATCCGGTAGGTTTACCTGTGCCGTCGCCGCCAATGAACGCTTCTTCTTCGGCTCTGCCGATTCTGCGCCCGAACTCTTTCGCGGCGTATTGTTCCAAATTGAACGCGCTGTCGTTCAAGAGTTCCTCTGAAATTTTGAGCATTGTAGCCAATTTGTGCGCGCCGAGGTTGACCTGACCGAAAGTATCGTCCGATTCGGGGATAGCGTCGCCCTCGTCAACCCAGCTTGCCGTACCGTTGCTTGCCACGACGGGGATTTTCTTTTCGCCGGACGATGATGTGATGACATGGGCGAGGGTACGAAGAATATTCTCGTCTTCCAGAGCCGCTACAAGGATTCGCTCGAATTCGTCAGGGACAAGATAACCGCCGTCGCTGTCAGTTCCGATACTGAGAGAATTTAACACTTCGGAATGGGGCGTTTTTGTACGCATGGCGTTCCAGAACGCCTTTTTGTATTCGGCGGTCGCCCTGCCGGTCTTTTCCTCTCCGTCACCGGTAGTGGGTTTGTTGGTGATGGGATTACTGGTAGGCTTGGAGAGTTCGGCGTCGATTGTAGCCTGACGCTCCAAGCGGTCGATTTCCTTGCCGAGAGCCACGACTTCGGACTCCATTTTCTCGTATGTTGCGGTATCTTCTGCGGATAAAATCCCATCGTCGCTGCGTTTGCTGTCAAGGAATGCTTTTGCCGTATCCCATGCTTTTGCGCGTTTTTCGCGCAGTTCAAGTATTTTTATCATTTTATATATCCTCCAAAATTTTTATATATATTTTTAATTTAATGCGAAATTAAAGAAAGCCGCTTATCAAGCGACTCAATCGGTGTGCCTGCGGGTTTTTCGGTTTCTTTGGGTTTTGGAAATTTACTGATTAACGAATTTGTCACAGCCATACGGCTGAATATGAAGCCTTGATTGTTGTCCTGCGGTTCGATTTCCTCCTCTGTGAACATGATTTTGTCAGCGAAGCCTAACTCCACCGCTTTACGGGCGTTCATCCACGACTCGTCGTCCATCATACGGGCGAGTTTTGTGCGCGACATACTGGTTTTCAATTCGTAAGCGTTAATAATGCTCTCCTTGACCTCATCCAGCATATCTTTAGCGCGGCGCATCTCCTCCGAATCACCCCAAGCGATGGTTGCCGGATTATGTATCATCATCATGCTCACCGGCGACATATATACTTCACCACCAGCCATGGCGATGACCGAAGCGGCACTTGCCGCAAGACCATCGATTTTTACAGTGACTTGTCCGGCGTAGTCCATCAGCATATTATATATTTGCGCCGCCGCGAACACATCTCCGCCGGGTGAGTTTATCCATACGGTGATGTTGCCGGAGCCGGAGAGCAATTCATCTTTGAACATTTTTGGAGTGACCTCATCGCCCCACCATGTTTCTTCCGATATCACGCCGTCTAAATATAGGGTGCGTTCATCGTTTTCGTTATGTACCCAATTCCAGAATTTTTTCATATTGTATCTTCCTCCTTCTGATTTTTATTCGCAAAAGCCCCCGCGTCCTTAAGCGGCAGCATATTGCCGTTTACGAGATATAAGTCGCCGCCTTCCTCTGCCGGAATACGGTTCATGTTCTCTAACTCCCTTATGTCGTTCGCGCTCATCCAGCCGTTCTGACGGGCGGTGGAATAACCAGTCATTCGGCTGGCGTAATCGCCGCGCAGCAGTCCGTCAAGGTTGAACCGCACAAAATACGCGCCTTTTTCCGAGGGTAGCATAAGTGATTGCTGTAGAGCCTGTTCCCACCGCACTACCCACGGGTCGAGCGTATATTTAACAAATTCCAGCGACTGCTGTTCTATGTTGCTGAAACTCGATTTTTCGAGGTCGCCGACCATGTGCGGTGGAACTCGAAAGATACGGGCGATTTCATTGATTTGAAACTTCCGCGTTTCCAAGAACTGCGCCTGTTCGGGTGGAATACCGATTTGATGGAATTTCATGCCCTCTTCAAGGATTGCGACGCGGTGAGCGTTTTTACTGCCTTGGTATGCGGTATTCCACGAATCTTTAACGCGCTGTATGTCTTTGACTACATTTGGATGTTCCAGTACGCCGCCCGGATTCGCGCCGTTGGCGAAAAATGACGCGCCGTACTCCTCGGTGGCAATAGCCATACCGACGGCGTTTTTTGCCATGGCTATCGGTGAATAGCCGACAAGTCCGTCGAAACCGAGTCCGGGTATGTGTAGCACTTCGTCGCGGCGCAATGTGACTTTTTCGTTTTCGTCTGCTCCGCGCTTGTATGTATAAAATATCTCCCCGTTCGCGGAGCGGTCAACTTCCACCATATTCGGCAGCAGGGGAAAAAGCGATAATACTTTACCTCGCCCGTCGCGGATGATTTGTGCATATGCGTTACCCCACAAAAGAAGATGGCTCATCAGTGTTTCCCTGAACACAAACGAAGTCATCTCCGGATTCGGCTCGTCATGGAGCGTATGATATAGCGGGTGACTGACAGCTTTTTCGTTGCCGCCGTCGCTCTTGTATTTATATATGTGAAGTGGCAGTCCCGCGATGGATTCAGCGAGTATTCGGACACAGGCGTACACCGCCGTGGTCTGCATGGCTGTGCGCTCGTTGACCGCCTTTCCGGACGATGTGCCGCCGAAGAAGAATGAAAATCCGCCGCCGACTTTGTTTTTGGGTTTGTCGCGGGAACGGAAAAGCCCTGAAAATATGCTCATAGTTGCGTTTCCTCCGTAAAATGGATATGAAAAAAGCACCGTCGAAAACGATGCTTTTAATAATATTTTAATTTTGAAAAAGTGCTTTTATAATATTCAATTTTTACGCAGCCCAATACTTTTGTGGTAATCTAACATACTACCTATTTGTAACACATCCCTTTTGGGATATGCTTTAATTTTATAATTAAGACAATTTTTTATACTTTTTTTAATAAGCGGTGAAGTATTAATATATACATATTGATGTTTTTCTGACAAAGTTATTTTTTTTATATTTAATTCCAATTCATTAACAAGGGTAGACATATTTCTTGTTCCGTATTTTTTTCTTATTGTCCACCCCGTGTATTGTTTTCCATTCACTATATAATTCGATTGATTTTTAGGATTGGTGCATCCAAGATATAAGAAATTTGATGCTTGATATATTGTTCCGACTTCATAAAATTTCGTGTCTGAATAAGCAATAATAATTGTATTTCCAAATCGCTTCATTATAGCCTTTAACACGAGTGCTATTACTTTGCTTGGAGTATTGCTTGGAGCATCGTATAAAGTTCCCCCGCGCGTAAGTTGTATTATTTTCACATTATGAGCGGCGGCTATTTTCCCAATGAAAGAACGCTTGGGATTGAAATTTGCTGTTCCGAAAGATACAACAGATAGTAATACACCATCCACATAATATCCATAATGCCAAACACCTAATCCACAATTCCCTAAATGCTCATACTTTTTATAGAAAACTTCAGCTTCCGTTTTATTAATGGACACAATTCCATCGTTAATCTTTTCCATATATTTTTACCAAAAAGAACAAAGATAATGACGACACTATACTAAAAATAACTTGATAAATATATTTAAAAGAATCAAGTATACGTGCTATTTGATAAAATATATTTAATTGCATTGGTACTGGATCGCCAGCAGTATTTAAAATTTTTACTTCTTCAATTATATTATCAACCTGCACACTTAAAATAAATGAAGATATTGCAAATAATACTGCAAATAATATTACTTTCCACCATTTTGAACATTTTGATTTCGTAATAATCGGAATTGGTTTGTTTGCAATTAGAAGTTGCGTATTTTTATCATCTTTTGCGTCGCCGATCTTGGCTTCATATTTAATATCTACAATACAATTTTTAACTTCTTTGCTAATGTTACAAGAAAAGTTTTCGTCACCTGTTGCTGCACCAAATAATTTTGAATCTTCTTTCTTAAGAAAGACATCGGGATTACTCGCAGTATTGATGTAAGCTTTAAATTTAATATTTTGATTAATATATGGTAAATAATAAGTAGTTTTAAAATTATAGGTATTACCAACTCTTAAAATAAAATTGTTTTTCAAGTTTTTTCTTTTAATCGAAACTTCCTTATCCTTGGCATTTAGTATCTTTACTTTTGTAAAAATGGGGAAATTATTTTTGAACAATTCACAGTTAGACAACTGCTCTACTGTTTCTTTCCATGAGTTATGGTCTGAAGATAATAAATTCATTATCTTCAAATCATAAGTATTTTCGCAAAATGCTAAACAACCTTCTGTTTGTTGGTTTTCAACAGGCATTATTACAGAGTTATCTTTATTTTTGAAAAGAGTATTATCAAAGGATGAAGAAAAATTATTATTAAAATCGTTTATATCCTGTGCATTACAATAATCGCATAGTTCGATATGGAAATATATATTTGTATTGTTTTTCTCACATTTAACTAATTTCCCGTAACGCATTGGGTAATAACAAAATTCAGGAGAACTGAGTCGATCTATATAATTAATAAGCACTTTTGTTCCGACACGAGCGTTAATTGCATTTTGTGATATGGAATAACTCGGATCATCCGTTTTGTATTGATAAACATTGATTACTCCCTTGGGAAAATGAAGAGTATTCAACAAATTATTGATATGGTTTTGCCAATAACCTGAATTGAAAAGATATAACATTTCTTTCCCTCCAATATATTTATATCGTTAATTAGGCTGTAATAATCATAGCATAAAATTATGAACATTTATACAAATAGCAACCCTCTCTCGTCATAAACAGACACCGTCGTACTGCCGCTCTGCATCATCGCGCGGGCAAGTCCCATGACGAAAGCGACCGCGCCGTCGATTTTCTCCGTGGATTTTTTCTTTGACATTTTCACATTAAGATGAGCGTCGGTCTCGGCGACTACGTTACCCATATTCCAGTCGAGGACAGGGTGTTTGCCGTGACGCAGCTTGCCTTCCTGAACAAGCTGCATGAGGTCGCGGGTCGGGGCAGCCATGCTCGCAAACCCCTGACCGAACGGGAATACGGTAAATCCACGCTCCGCTCCAAGTTCCTCAAGGTCGCGGCGTATCTTCTCCGCGCCCCAGCGGTCGTAGGCAATTTCGCGGATTCGGAAATCCGCAACGAGTTCCTCTATAAAAGAAACGATATAATCGTAATCAACCACATCGCCCTCGGTTGTGTTGATTACGCCAGTCTTGCGCCAAACGGCATACGGCACATGGTCGCGCCGTGTACGCAGGTCGACAGCATTTTCTGGCAGCCAAAAAAACGGCAGGACGGTGTATTTATCATCATCGCCGTTCGGGGGGAACACTAACATCAGAGCCGTAAGGTCGCCCGTCGAAGATAAATCCAGTCCGGCGTAACAGTCGCGCCCTTTGAAATCATCGGGGTCGAAATCCTCGCCGCAAGCGTCCCATTTCTCCATAGGTATCCACCGGACATCAGCATTACACCATTCGTTTAAACGAAACTGACGGAAGTGCATCTCTTCGGCAGGATTTTGTTTCGCCTGTTCATAGGCGGCTTGCACGGTTTCAAAAGGTATCGTCACGTCGATGGACGGGTTCACCCGCCGCCATACGGATTCGTCGTTCCAGTCGTCGCCTTCTTCGATGCCGAACACGGCGGGGTAGAACGAGGAGTCAACTTTCGAGCCGTCCAGTACCGCTTTTGCCTTTTGGTGTATTTCATAACAAATGGACGTTCTATCACGACCGGCTGTTGTGATTAAAAAATATAGCGGCTGCCGTCTGGCATCGCCCGTGTATTTCGTCATGGTGTCAAACAACTCGCGGGTTTGCTGCGCGAATAATTCATCAAATATGAGTCCCGACACATTGAATCCTTGTTTTGATTTTGTTTCGGAAGATAAAACTCTATAAAAACTATTTGTATGCGGGAATATGATCCGCTTGGTAGATGGCACGAGTTTTGACAGCCTTGCCAAATCCCCGCATTGCTCAACCATTGCCTTGGCGGTATTGAAAACGATGCTCGCCTGATTGATGTCGGCGGCGCAGGAGTACACCTCCGCTCCCGCTTCGCCGTCCGCGAACAAAAGATATAGGGCGATGGCGGCAGCCAGTTCGGACTTGCCGTTTTTTTTGCCGACTTCTACATAAGCCGTGCGGAACTGACGGTAACCGTCCCCGCCGACTATGCCGAAAATATCGCGCACAATCTGCTCTTGCCAAGGCATGAGCCGGAACGGTTTCCCATACCATTCACCCGTGGTGTGTCTGAGCATCTGAATGAAATTTACCGCAAAGTCGGCTCGCCGCGCATCGTAACGGCTTGTCGGCAGCATTAATTTTGTCGGAGTATAAATATAACTGCTCATTGGAAACTCCCATAAAATAAAAAAAGACCTATAAAAAGTCTTATGAAATCTATATCTACGAGATACAACCCTTTCGGGCAGTTCTCGGTATTTTCGATGTAATATTCGGTTATTATTTGCAGTCCGCAAAATATGTCACTTCGGTTAAACCGCTTTTTTCGTGTTTATCGTCTAATACTTCATGGAATACTCCGCCGTAGTGACTGGATTTTACAAATCTTTTATCCGGGTAATGTTTGTTTGTCCATATCCTCAAGTTAACGCCTTCGCCATTGTAGCTCCGACCGTCCCAGCCGCCGAAAGTAATTGTGATTTTTTCGTTTGTCTGTGTAAACGCGCCTATCGTTTTGGGGGTATTGCGGGCGATTTTTTCGGCGATTTTGATGTTTTCGAGTTCGGCTTGAAGGTCTGCCGCCTCTTGGTCTATTTTAGCGATTGTCTCCTCGTAATGTTTAAGGGCGCGGACTTTGCGGGTTTCGATGTACGCTAATTGGTTTTTGATTTCCTCTGTTCTTTTCATTTCGTGAATCCTCCGTTTTCATATGGTTTTGCGGGGATTTTTCCCTTCCGCTGATTACATATTACCATAGGCTGCGGAGTATAGCAAGTCAATTATACGCTATATATTGATACTTATGTGTGTACATTTTTTAACGAAAAAAGAGCTTCGGCGAAGCCCTTTTTATGACGGTTATTTTAATGTTATTTTGAATTCCGTACAGCCTGTTCCAATACTTCCTTGTCGAAATCCGCAGACTCGTATCCTTCCAAAATGGCGTTCAAATAATATTCGCTTGGCGTACCAAGCGGTCTGTTCCCGTTCATGATATACACCATAGCTTCGACTAATTTTTCGCCGTATTGAACCTCGACCGTTTCTTTGCGGTAAAGATGCGGATAACCCTCGTAGCGGTCAAGCGATTGTTCGTCTCGCGGGGTTATCTCCCAAAGCAGCACGGGTACGCTGCCGTCTTTTTTCGGCTCTACGGTTGCCACAGAACCGCCGTCGCCTCCTCTGAATAAAAGCTGATAATCCGGCAGCGTACCGCCGCCGATTACCGTTGCGTATGGGCAGCGGAATTTCATTTGCTCTAAATTGAGGTTGCTGCCGTATGCCACATAAATTTTGTTTTCGCCGTTCATGATTTTTCTTCTCCTTATGTTATATAATTGTATTACCGTTAAACGGTTGTCCGGTAACGCCATGCCGCCGACCCTGAAAGGTGCTTGCAGAGGTGTTCGCGGCAGTTTTTGAACTCCTCTCCGATGAATCCGACTCGGTTCAGGTACGTCCTCATGGCGAATTTTTCATTGTCGGTCTGCGGTTTTCGCGCTGACGCACTCTTTTGTGTCAACGCTTGTTGGTTGAGCGCCAATGCGAGGACTATGTACGACCGTATCTTTCCTGCGTGGAGTTCGCTGTTGAAGCCTCGAAGTTCGACCGTATGGTTGCCGCCGAAAAAGCTGTGCAGGTTCAGAAAATGGTATCGGCTGTCGTGGTAATGCTGATTGCGGCTTCCGTTGTATCCCTCGTACCAAATGTTTTCTATCTGCGACAGGGTTTGCGGTCTGCGTTGGTTCATTCGCTCTACCAAATAACTGTCCATCTTTTTGCAAAACCGCATTCTGTCCGGCTCAATTTGGAGTGCCTTGTAAAAAAGGTCGTTTTTGCTTGCGATGATGTTTATGAAGTTTTTGATGCTTTTCGGAGTGTGGTTCGCGCCGTCGAGGTGTATGTGAATCCCCGAACTGCTGTTGGCGAAACCGCCCGCTTTCCGCAGCCTGCGGATAAGTTCCTGCAGGGTGTCTATGTCATCGCGGTAGGTAAGTATCGGGCTGACCAGTTCAACCTTGTATTCGCTGCCTGCGTCGATTGTCCTGCCGTGGTCTTTCCTTTGGGATTTGACGCTTGCGTCGGACATGATTTTCCAAACCCTGCCGTCCGGAGCGGCGACCTTTTGCGTATCGTAATAATCGTGTGTCGCGCTGACCGTTCCGTTAAGGTAATCGGCAACAACCCTCGCCGCCTGTGTCCTCGTTATCCCTGTGAACTCTACTTCTATGCCAAATCTACTGTTGAACATTTTTCTTTTTCTCCTCGTTTTTTCTTGGTTTTACAGGGGTTTTCTCCCTTTTTCGTTAGTACCATATTGCCATAAAAAAACGGGAATAGCAAGTCAATTATGCGATATATATTGATAACTATGTGTGTACATAAATTGCCGATTATTCAGATTCAGTTGCCGTCTTACGACGCTGTTCCTGCATTGCGGTGTAGGCTTCGTTACTGCCCCAGCTTGAATTTCCCTCAAGGTTGGAAAGCAGGATTTTCCGTGCCGTTTTGTATTCGTCGCCGATAAAGCCCAAACTCAGCAGAAAGCACCGCATTGCGTATTTTGGATTGTCCCCGACATCTTTTTCTTTTGCCGTGATGTGCTTTTTCTCTTTCGCCGTTTTGCAGAGCAGGCTGACAAAAGCGGAATAAGCCTCTACTTCGCCATCTGTACCCGTTAAGGTAAACCATGGGAATAGCAATTTATCGTCGGTCGTATCAATCCGCAGACTATTTGTGCCGAGTGCTTTTTTTATGAGCCGATTTTTACTGGCTACGATTTCTCCGAGATTTTCTATCGATTTATCGTTGAAACCGTCCAATGGAATTTCAATCGTCAGCTTGTTGCTGTCATTGGCGTCGGGGTCGGGAACATCGCCCGCCTGCATTCCGTTCTCTCCGATGGGGTCGCGGCGTTCCTGCCCAAGCCCCAATTCCTCACGTTCGGTCATATGTAAATTCTCAAAAGCAGGGGTTTCCGTCGTTTCGGTCGGTTCATCATATTCTTCGCTGACTGCTGTGAAACTGTGTAGCCCGCAAAGGTCTGCGACCAGTCCGGGGTTGTCCTCCTCTCCCGTGAGCGTACCGTTTTTGTCGATATGGTAACCGCCGACTTCGTAAGCGAATGTCGGTGCGCCGAGGTATTTACTTGGGGTGTTTAATTCTTGGGTAATTGCAGCCACTAATGATTTGCGTTCGCTGCCAGTTACATTGTAATTGATTTTCATGTTTTTCCCTCCGTTTTTGTTTGATTTTGCGTAGGCTTTGTGCCTTCTGCTAATCACATATTGCCATAAAAACATAATAATAGCAAGGCATTTACGCATAATAAATGTACCAAATATCAAGGAAAATAACAGTATAGAGCCGTATATATTAGACAATGGCAACATTAATAATTTATAGTCGGCTAATTCGTTGAATTATTTGAAATATCTTGACTGAAAATATTTTTTATGTTATATTTATGCATATATTGAATGTATTATATAAATGATACTTGATTTACAGATATATAAAAAATGGTGAATTATATGAATAAAAAAAACGATTTAGAGCCTAATAAAACAAAAAAAGTCAGAGTGCGAAATTACATAATTTTTTATATTGTAGTATTGTGTTATTGTATGATTTCGACACTTCCTTTATTGAAGTTACAAACCCAAGTAATATCAAATCCAGATAAATATATTTTTTATGTAATACTTGAAATCTCAATTCTTCTTATTGTATTTCCAGAATTAATACTCCCATTATTATTAAAAATAAAAATAATCAGAGAATTCTTTTACGATGATATGAAAGGCGATAAATTTTATCTTATGATACCGTATATAGTAAAATGTTTTTGTTTTGCTGTATATATGTATTTGGTTATAAGTAATGCTATTAAAGATGTTGATTTGATTAAATCTGAAGCGGAAGGGATATTATTGGGGTTTTCATGTTTAATCGCCATTGATAGATTCATCTCAAACTTTAAAACTTTAATAAAAATTTTCAAAGAGTATATAGATAAATCAAAGAAAGAATTTACGAAAATATTCAATGAATTATTAGAAAAAGAAAACGATAATTACTATGAATATGGACATTGTTTGACAAAAAATCCATATTTATTTATTCCTGACTTAGAATATAACGCCGAATATGAATTGTTAAATTGGCGTCACGCGTTATTATTATTTGAAAAACAAAGTATATTTAAATGTACAGAACATTCTATTTTAAAAGATGGCGATACATTTCCAAATAAACAAGAAATATCTGATTCAATTAATGTATTAGACGATAAAAAAAACGACATTCAAGAACATGATATTCCATGGGGTATGGGAATTAGTGCATTTTCTGATAAAATGAACCTATGGGCTGAATTCCCGGAAAATAAATGGATTTTAGAATTAGCGAAAAGCGACATATCAGATGATGAATTTTTAATTGAAGTTAAATGTATTGGTAAAATAGATTCAAAATAAAACCAAATACTCTATAATTCCGCTTGTTTCACAATCCCGTCAAGGACAAAAATCACGCAGGGCAGCGCGACTCCGTTACCCCACATTTTGTATTCAGCAGAATCGCTGTGTGGGTTTTTCAGCCACTTGATTATCTGATTGCGGCTTTTCGGTTTATTTGAAGTACCTGTTATATTACGATGCGTTTCCCAAATCTCCGACCAGAACGATATATCCTCATCGGTCGGTTCGGATGTTTCAAGTCCCGAACACCAATCGGGTGGGAATCCTTGTAAAAGAGCGCATTCAATCGGAGTGAGCCTACGGACAATATATTGGTTTTTTGATACGACAACAGGCGCATCCTTATAATCCCGGCTCATTAATGTCGGAGATTTTTCTTCGCAGACTTGCGTGTAACTTCCGCACGTCATCGAATAAGCGATGCTGTGTCTGTCAGCTTCGGTTAAGGTAAAACTGACATCATCGCCAATGCCGCTCCCTTGGGGACCGTTTTCCGGCTTTCGACCTATCATAGAGCCCTGCACCGATACTACTGCCATGCCGCCCGCGTTCTTGTTCGGGTCGGGTATTGTTGTATCGAGCGTTCGTGCCGTTTCCGCTTCGTAAATCCCGCTATGCGGATTCGCCGATTTCATGGAATTACTGTTTTTTGAACATATACCATAAACTTTCGGAACAAATACGGTCTGGTCGTTACTTGTAGACAGCGTTGCAGACATATTATCCTGCACCAACGCCCCCTTTCCACCTTTTCCCTGACCACACCTAATTTTTAGAGTTTTCGGCTCGAACACGCATTGAGTTCCTTTGAAATCCGTGCCGGTGAGGGTATTCGCAACATCCTCGCCGACCGTCAGAGCGTATTGCCGTTCATTCATTACGAGCGGTACGTTCCCGCCGCCCATACCCATTCGGGCGTCGAGAGTTTGAACAACGCCGTCCTCATTTATTTTCACGCGGCTATCCTGCGGACGGTTTTCTATCGCTACGGCATGGGAATGCCCGGCTTGAATGGTGTAAGCTGAATCCCCATCTTCACCAACGCCAAGCCCTGTGCCGTCCCCGTCCTTGTGGTTTCGGAGTCCGACTTGCGTGTTTATGGGGATAGCGACCGCCGTCTGATTATCGCCCATATCTGCGCGAAGCGTGGAAGAAATATTTATGCTTCCTTTGCGTCCGAGACGGGCGGTAATGCCGGGTTCAAACACTATCGGCTGATGCCCGTGTTCCTGCGACCGCAGCGTACCAGTTACCTCTTCGGATATATCCATGAATGAACCGCCCTGATCGTTCAGCACATTGACTGCGCTTCCAACGCCAGCCGCAGAATCTCCGGCAGTTGCTTGCCGCGCGAAGCCGCTCTGCGGAGGATTCCTTCGCAGGCGCGACTCGTCAAATAGTATTTCCCCGGCGCGTTCGCCTGTAAAATCGACGACAATGTAACAACGGCGGCGTCTCTGGGCGACTCCCCAAAATTGAGCGTCAAGCGTCCGCCAGCCGACTGAGAAACCGTCTCCCACGACCTCGCCCGCCGTTGACCATTTGCCATTTTCAGGCAGATATACTGACAGGGTTTCGTTTTTGATTTTGATGAGTTCATTGAGTACCTCCAAAAAATCCAAACCATTATTACTCGAATACATACCCGGCACGTTTTCCAAAACGGCGAATGTCGGGTATTTGTTATTTGTAGCAACCCGCATTTCTTTTATGATGCGTATCACCTGAAAAAACAGCCCCGACCTTTCGCCATGGAGTCCGGCGCGATTGCCCGCCACCGATAAATCCTGACAGCAAAAACCCGCCGTGATGATATCCACGGGCGGGACTGTTGCGCCGTCTATTTTATTTATATCGCCGTAATGTTTTACGTTCGACAGCCGTTTTGTCGTGACACGAATCGGGAACGGTTCAACTTCCGAAGCCCAAAGCGGTTCTATACCGCAGAGCAGCCCGCCGAGTGGGAAACCTCCGCTCCCGTCGAAAAGCGAACCAAGCGTTAATTTTTTATCCATCGGCTGCCACCTCCGAATAAGGAATAGTTGCGCCGCCGCGTTCCAAAAAGACGCCGTCAGCGTTTCCGATGGTTTCTATATATCTGTTCACAATAACATCCACAAATTTTTCGTCTAACTCAATAACATAACATATACGCCCAAGCTGCTCGCAACAAATGAGGGTACTTCCCGAACCGCCGAACGGTTCAAGCACGATGCCGTTTGTCTGCGTGGAGTTTGTAATTGGTATTGCCAACAACGGCACGGGTTTCATGGTCGGATGTTTCTCTGAACGCGACGGTTTGTCGCAGTTCCAAATGGTGGACTGCTTTCTGTCGCCGTACCATATATGTTTACCCGACTTTTTCCAACCATACAGGCAAGGTTCGTGACACCATTGATAATCGCTCCGACCGAGCGTGAATGTGTTTTTAACCCATATACACGCACCGGACAACTTGAAACCTGCATCGTCAAATGCTTTTCGGAATGTTAGCCCTTTGCTGTCAGCATGAAAAACATAAGCCGCGCCATCGCTGGCAAGAGCGGATTCCATATTTTTAAACGCAGCGAATAAAAAATCATAAAACTTTTCGTCGGTATTAAATTTGTCATTTTTGATTTTTCCCGCCGTGCCTTGGTAATCTATGCCATACGGCGGATCGGTCACGATAAGATTTGCCTGCTTACCTTGCATAAGTGTACCGTATATATCAGCTTTTGTGCTGTCGCCGCATATAACGCGATGCCGACCGAGCGTCCATATATCTCCAAGTTTTGAAAACATAGGTTTATCGAGTTCCGCGTCGACGTCAAATTCGTCTTCCTGCGCGTCGCCGTTTCCGGCAGCGAATAACTTTTCTATTTCTTTTGTATCAAAACCGGTCAGTTCGACATCAAAGCCGAGGTCTTTTAGGTCTGTAAATTCAAGAGTCAATAATTCGTCGTCCCAACCGGCATTCATGGCGAGCCGATTGTCCGCAAGGATATATGCTTTTTTCTGCGCCTCGGTCAGATGCTCCACGAATACGCACGGGACTTCAGTCAGTCCCTCTGCTTTCGCCGCTATTATACGACCGTGACCCGCAATGATGTTATAGTCTTTATCCACTATGACCGGATTAACAAATCCGAATTCCCGTAATGATGAGCGAAGCTGTAATATTTGTTCTTTGCTGTGAGTCCGGGCATTCCGCACATACGGCACGAGCCGGTCTATATTAACTTTTTCAAATCTCTCTGTTGATTGCATATTCTAAAATCCTCTGTTTTTTAACATTTCGAGAAAAGCATTACTGCCGTTCCCGTTGAAATCAGTTGTTGAATTTTGCGCTACTATCGACCATATCTCGCGGTAGAACGCCGTTGTCTGTTTCATATATTCGAGCGCGGATTTAACATATGGCGATATTTTGCCGCCCTGTACTACGCGACCTAATTTTTTATTCATGTACTCGCATTCGATATAACTTCGCCGTGTGAACGCGAAATCCTCAATAAGCTGTACCGGCACGAACTTCTCACAGCCCGTGCCTATAACCCAATCGAGCGTCTGTTCGTATATCGCCATCGCGGATGGCAAATCGTCGCTGCCTTCCTTACTCGACATTTCGAGAAACGTCGGCAGTTTTGATTTTTGATTATTTTGAATTTTTGAATTTTGATTATTTTCCGGGAACTCCAGAACCTTGGGCTTCCTGTGGCTGACTGTGCCGATTCCTTCTTCTATCCGCGCTGTGAGGGGTTTTCTCGGTCTCCCAGCCCCCGGACGCTTACCGCCGCTCGGCATGACAATCACCTCCAGCCGAAAAATTTTTGATAAAGGGGGAAATTCACGCGAAACGCCGCACCCGCTGTCCTACTGGAAAGTTGTGGAGATGTAATCACCCCTACTTTCTACCGTCCGATATATTATTTGCTCTTGACATTTTCGTCCGATTTGAGTATAATATAAATAGTATCAAACGAAAGGAGTTTTTTATCATGATGCAAATCACAGCAACCGACTTCAAAGCAAATCTCGGCAAATACCTCTCGCTTGCCCGACGCGAAGAAATCCACATTACCAAAAATGGTACGAACATTGCCGTACTAACCGCACCCAAGTCAAAGGAAAGCTGGGTGGATGAACTGATTGGTATCGTTCCATGGGATGGCGAAGATATCGACATCAAACAATTTAAAGCGGAAAGGCTGGCAAAAAAATATGAAAGTCTTGATTGACACAAACATCATACTTGATGTGTTTATGAAACGCGAACCTCATTTTGAATTTTCTGACGAAGTTCTCCGGCTTTGTCCCGGACAATTAACAGGGCATATAACTACAAACCAGACCACCGACATTTTTTTTGTGATGCGGCGGTTTGGTAAAACCAGCGAATTCGTGAAAGAAATCCTTAAAAAGCTGACCGACAATTTAAAAGTGATGGACGTTACCGTTACTGACGTTAAGAACGCGCTTGATTCCAGTATAAATGATTATGAAGACGCGCTGCTTGCTTTCGGGAGTAAACGATATAAACTTGATTATATAATTACCCGTAATTTGGATGATTTTATAGGATCGCCGGTTCCGGCAATATCACCGCAGGCGTTTTTAGAACAGTTTTATTCAGCGTAATTATTTACGATTCCATCGGTCGCCGTTACGCGCGGTAATCTCGGAGTGGCATGGTTTACACAAACTCATCAGGTTATCCGCAGCGTGAGTTCCGCTTTTGGAAAGCGGTTTTATATGATGAATTTCATCGGCGGGGGTCAGTTTACCTGATTCCCCGCATTTTTCGCATAGCGGGTGTGCAGCGATATATCGGTCACGGATACGTTTCCACGTCCTGCCGTACCTTTTATTACTGCCAGAATCACGGTCGTATTTGTTGTATCGTTTGGTCTCCTGTTTGGCATGGGCGTCGCAGTATCGGTTTGCCGTCAGTTCACGGCAGCCGTGGAAAGCGCACGGTTTCTTCGGTTTGTATGGCAAAAAAATCAGCCCCCTATATAAAACGCAAAGCCCCCGGAGCGGACTGCTCCAAAGGCTCTATGGCTGTGTATATATTTTAACAATATTATTGTACCATATATTTTAGCAAACACTCCCTCATAATTCCCTCATCTTTTATCCGTACAGGAGTGTCCGCAGGCGGTTAAGAGCATTTGACCGCAGCCTTTCTACATGACTTTCGCTGTAATTTAGTTCAGCCATGAGACGGTAGGTCGCACCGGACTTCTGATTATTACCCATATAAAATTCTGTCAGTATATACCGTTCGTTATCTGTCATGTTTAACCATGCCGGGTCAAACCACGCCATATATTCGACGGCGGCACGATACCGCTCACGAAGCAAATCCAGTTTATCAAGCTGCTCCGCCAGTTTATCTTCGCCGGCTTTGGGGTTGAGTCCGGACGGAACGCCGGTAAGGTTGGCTGTGCGGGGCGCGGTCATTTTATCGTACGCTTCTTTTATTTCTTCCGAAGTGTTGCTGATGATAAACAGCATATTGCGGTAGTCGCGGATAGCGGCAATTACCGCAGAATTCTTGTTGATATATTTCCAAGCTATCATACGCTCACCGCCTTCTGCGCGGTTTCCAGCCATGACCGTTTTCCGCCGTGATAAGTTTCGGCAATGTACCGCTGGCGCTCATCAGGCAATGAAGCCAGCCTCTTATTGCTCTTCATCCGTCCGGCTTCCAACTCCTCCCTGTTTTTGTAGAAAGGGCAGCTATAACCGCACCCGCTTTCGGTTTTCAGGATTTGACAGCCTTTTTCGGCATTATACGCAAAACAATTTATATACATAAAAGTTCCTCCGTTTCAAGAATTAAGATTTTGTATTATTTCCCTGACTTCCTGAAGCGACGTGACTTTGTAGGCTTTCCCTTTTGCGGCATTGATTTTTTGTATCGTTATTTCCTGTAGCTTTGTGAGTTTGCCTGCGGGCGTTTTTACTTCCAGCGCAACAAACCTGCCATTTATACAACAAATGATATCCGGCAAACCCGCCGTTCCGTACATACCGCCGTGGGTTTTCCACGCGAAACAGCCGGAAACGGTCTTTAAATACCGCAGTATCGCGGTTATTATATCTTTTTCACCCATTTTAAAACATACTCCTTTGACATACCCGACACGATTGACACGGTATTTTTTTGCATATATTTTTATATATTTTCAGTTTTAACGTATATATCTCCTTACCGCTGTGGTTCTACGCAAGAAATACAGAAAACCGTGTCAGCCGTGTCAAAGCATGATATAATGGGGATTTTAGTCTGTCGGAAGTTCGTCAAAATCGTGTCTTTCCGTGTCAGATAACCGCAGACCTTTCCATACCGCCCGCCGTGCAACGCCGTCACGGTCTTTTTCGATGCGCGAGTCGGCTTGTTCCACTTCTTTGTTGAATTTCGTCTGCGATGAGGATTTCAAGCCGTTTCTGCGGCAATAATCGCAGTATCTTTCAAATAGTTCTTCGCGCACTACAGTACCGTTGCCGATTTCACAGCATTCCTCAAGAAACATCAGCGCAGAATTGCTTTCGACTTTGTAACGCCGTAATTCTTCGCCTGTACGCGCAGTTTCGCTGAAGCGGTAATTGTTGGCGGTAAGACGGCGCAGTCCGTCCAGTGCCCATGTGAAAATACCGTCGCGTTCGCAGGAGACACGGTTTTTGAGGCTTGGGTCGCGTTTTTCGGCAGGCACGGATTTATCGAAACGGATAATAATGAGCCTGCGGTAGAAGCCATCGGAGCGGTCGGCATAATTTTTCGGTATTTCGTTACAAGAGAATAATAATCTCGCATACGGCTGAAAGCTGAACGGGTCTTTATTTTTGCGTTCCGCGATGATATAATCCTCGCCCGTTATGGTCTTGAAAAATCCAGCGTCCTCAATGTTTTTTGACGGCAAGTCCGCGAAAATATTAGCCAGTTTGCCGAACAGTTCAGCCGTCTTGAATCGGTCGTTCAGCGACTGCCACGGAATATTGGACACGTTTTCTATACCGAGCAGTACGGTCTGGGCAATAGAGAGCAGAGTGCTTTTCCCTGCGTTTGCCGCGCCTACAAGCACAAACGATTTTTGCGCCTTATTTACTGGTATCAACAAATAACCGAACATCTCCTGTATGAGCGGTATTTCGCTTTCCGGCAATATACCGGATAGAAAATCAAGGAACTGCGGGCATTTTGCGCTTGGGTTATAATTCGCTTGCAGTTGCACCGTTGACAGGTAATTCGAGTCATGCGGACGGAATTCATTTGAATTTAAATCATACAGACCGTTTTTGAGATTGATGATATACGGGTTTGCGTTGATTTCGCGTACATTGCGCTGAGTCAGCATACGCCATTGATTTGCCGCATCGGTTATATCGTTGGATTTCGTATAACGGGAAATCATGAACGAGCGCACTGCCGCCCATGCCTCGATATCGTCCTTTTGAACGTAAACGCCATGCTCATAAAAGTAATGACTTCCTGCGGTATAAATAGCGAAGACGTTGTTTGCCATATGGTCTGCGAGCAGCCCCGCAATGAACTTCACGCCGCCTTTGCCTGTGACTTCATACCACTCCGGCAGTTCGTCAAATTCCGTTTCACGCTTCATTTCCTTGCTGTCTGCGTACTTTTTATACACCTCGCGATGCAGTTTTATTAACGGCAAAATGTCATTTGCCTTAAAATTAAATTGTGTTTTTATATTGTAATTTATAATCGTTTCTGCTATGACCGGCTCGATGTTGTATAAATAATCCTGTATAAAATTTTTGATTATTTTGATTTTTTCAATCGCGGAGGCGGGAATATCAAAAGAATTCAAAATAATCAAAATTTCGTCTGCCGTCATGGGCTTGTAACACAGAGCGGCGGGGGATTTGCAGTCGCAGCCGCCATTATCAAATTTCGGGCATTTATAGCTGTACTCGGATATTTTGGCGCAGGTCATGGGTTTCGTGCCGCTCTCTAAAAAATGCGATATTTTAGACTGTGCTTCATTATAATTATAGTTTGGATAGGGTTTTGACAGCGCATGAATTTCCTTGTCGCCGTCCTCGAACACCGCAAGGTTGCTAATCATCGCGTACCACAAATTTTCGGGGAGTGCGGCGGCGTTATCTTTGCAATATTGAATAAAGTCACACCGTTTGCCGACCAGAGCCAACCCTCGCCGGTTGCCTTTTTCTACAGGGAGCGCACTATTATTCACGTTATCCGGTTCTTCGGCGATTTGCGGCAGCACCGTCTCAAGCTCCGCCATAGTATAACGGAGTTCAGGAGAGAACTTCACGCACTCCACCATGACCGGTTCGTTTTTGCAGTGATTAAAGCCCGGCAAACGAAGTACACGGCTCTCGTTGACGCACGAAGCGTCGCCGTTAAATTGAGCGATTAATTTTTTTTGTAATCTTCGGAAATCCGAAACCGGCGCATCCTTAACGAGCCAGTAAGCGTGAACCGACTTCGCTGTCTTTACCATCAGCGACGGCGGTAGCGAAAATTCTTCCAACTGCCGTATTTGCTCGTCAATAGAAAGGCTGTCATTTTCCACGAACACGGCGTTGATACGGGTAATCTCCGCGTCGCTGTCGCCGCCGTAGTTGACCACGAAAAATATACCGCGATTCTGCGCGTTGTGTTTGCGGAGGGTGTCGGTCAGCGTACCGATTTTACCCGCCTCGCAGCATAATTTTGCGCCTTTGAACGTTCCCGTCTTGCGGTCGTCGAACACGCGGATATGCACATCCTCGGCGGGATCAAAGAACGGACGCAAAAATTCTTCAAGAGGTATATCCAATATTATCACCCGACCTTTCCTGACAATTTTCATTAAAATATCGTATATGTATACCGCGTTTCCGCGCCTTTGCGATTTCCAACTTCATGCCGCAAGACGGCGGGTCGCCAAATACCCACATATCGTCGCACTTGCCCATCATCACCAGTCCGAAAAATATGCCGAGGCTGCGCTGTTCTTTGTCGCCGTCGTCCATAAACTGCGGGAATAGGAGATGGGGCGCGAATGGTATCATACCCTGTTCCATGGCAAACTTTGAGTACCGCCGGGCGTTTGCGATATTATTCTCAATGTCCCCCGCAAGCGGGGAGCAGATAAATACCAGCGGTCGGTACGGTTTCTTTTTGGCTTCGCGCTCGACTGCCAGCAGCGCCTCATAAGCGGTCGGGTCGTAATAGCCCTCGCTGTTAAATTTACATATATCCATTATATTAGTTCCTCCATTTTTCCGTAACTTTTACCTACGCCCGCTTCGGCGGCTATCGGAATATCAAACCCTGTAACCGGCGGCGGTATCTCCATTATGCTTTTAATCAACAGAACGGTTTCCCCGGCTTTACCGTCCGGACACTCGAATACAAGGCTGTCATGCACGGTAAACACAGGGCGGACGTCGGGCGGCAATACCGCAATCAGCCGAACCATTGACAATTTCAATAAATCCGCCGCCAATCCCTGTACTCCGTGATTGAGCGCGGCGCGTTCGGCACTGCCCTGTTTCAAAAAATTATCGGAGCGGATATCCGGCAGGTATCTCCGCCGCCCAAGAACGGTTTCGGCATATCTGTGTTCGCGGCATTCGGCGATAGCATCTTTTTGCCATTCCGTTAATGTGGGATAGGACGCGGCAAGGTTGCCGAGAAACGCCTTGCACTCGTCAATATCTGCGTTTATACCGGCGTCCAATTTTAAATTACGTTGCAGCGATTTAGCGTAAATACCGTACAGAAACCCGAAGAACGTGGTCTTGGCGACGGTACGGCGGCGCTTGTAATCGGGGTTTTTCCTGTCCGCCGCTTCCGCGAACGGAATTTTGAACACGGCGGCGGTGGTCATGGCGTGAAGGTCGTCTCCTGAACTGTAAACATTCAAAAGCCGTTCGTCGCGTGAAAGGTATGCCGCAAGCCGCGCCTCTATCTGGCTGTAGTCGAATTCGACGAGGCTGTTCCCTTCAGACGCGATGATGAAGTCGCGGACGTTGATTCCGTCAATGCTGCCGGATTTTTGGTTCTGTATATTCGGCTGACGGCAGGAGAACCGTCCGCTGTCCGCTCCAAGCTGTAATAATTGCGGATGAATGCGCCCGGTAGAATCGTTTATGTGTTTCAAATAACCCTCGATATATGTGCCGTACACTTTTCCGAGCGTCCGGTAATCAATAACAAGCTCCATCAGCTTTTCCAATTCGGGACGGTTGCCGCGGCACCATTCTTTAAGGAAAACGAAACACTCTTCATCTGCCGCTTCCTGATATTTCGCCGTCGTTTTCAATACAGGCAAACCGAGTTCTTTATACAAATAATTTTTGAACGCGCTTGTACTGGCATTCGCTCCGATATTTATATCCCCTATAATAAAGGCTATTTCTTCACGCAATTCTGCGAGCCGTTTTTCGCACTCGGCGGCTTTCCGTTTCATAAGTTCGCTGTCCACTTGTATGCCGTTATACTTCATCAGTCCGACATACACGGCTGCGGGCGATTCGATTTGCTCTGTAATATAGCGGTGTTTCGGCAGGAAACGGTCAAACCAGTTATTAAAAAGATGATACAGCCGCAGGGTATAATCGGCGTCGGCACAGGCGTAGCAGATTGTTCCTGTGTCCTGCGGGTCAAGTTCGTCAAACAACCGCCCGTCCACTACCTCGCCGAAAGTAGGAAGCGTCGCGTTCAAAAGTTCTGGCGCAAGGGTTTTCAAGCCGCTGTCGGCAAGGGCGCGAAATACCGTATGGCTTTTTAACGATAACTGCGCCGCGCAAATTGTGTCATATACCGGCTCTTTAATCACAATGCCGTTTTTATACAAAAACATAGATTCAAACGCCAGATTATGCGCCACTTTTATAATATTAACATCGACGGCGAATTCAGCGAGAAACGCCATAATTTCGGTTTTATCAGCGTTTTCGCCGATTTGATGGGCGATAGGGACATATATCCCGCTTTCTTCGGAAACCGAAAAACTGACCCCGGCTATATGAGATTTATGCGGATCGAGCGCCGCTTTTTCTTCGTGCCGGTACGGTTCGCCGGGAGCGGTCTCGAAGTCGAACGCGATGATTTTTGCGCCGGAGAGGTACTCGCGTACCCCTCCGATATCGGTTACCAGCCTATACATTTCGGTTACCTCCGACCAGCGGCTCGATGACTTCGCCTGTTTCATGGTCGACATAAATACCGGTGTCCTCATCGGAAACAATATCCGTTTCAAATCCGATTCTCGCCGCGTAACTCTTGACCTGACCGCTCATCGGCTCGACCAGCGTGTATTCTTCGGGTGTGAGCAGTCTGTCCGCCGCGAAATTCGCCTGCGAATAAGCGATGCCGGTATTGTTGATTACTTTCTTCAGGGAAAACCGCGTGACGATGGAATTCGTCTTGCGTCCTTTGGAAAGCTGCGCTTTAAGATATTTTGTAAACGGTTTAAGGCTGCCCGTCGGAAGCGAGAGCAGGAGGGGGAAAACCTCGCCTTCGCGCAGGATATATATGCGCCGTTTATTTTTACAGGCTTTCGCGCCGTTTTCGCCGCTTCCGAACTGATTAAACGGACAGGCTTTGCAGTTGCCGCCGGGGTCGCCTTCGCCGGTAACGCCGTCGAAGCTGCCGCAGTCCGGCGGGTTGGATCCGCCTGTGTATTTGGTTTTGTAATATGCGTTCAAAGTATGATGGAACAGAATAACCCCTGAAAATTCCCTGACCGTTTCGGCGGCGTCGCCCTCCGACGGCAGTTCAAACATCGTCGCGCCGCCCGATGGAATCTTTATACGCTCGAAACCGATATCCAATCCGTCAAGTTCGTCGCTGACCATTTGCGAAAAATCTATGTTTGCGAGGGTGTTGAAACCATTGTTCTGCGCTGTGAGCGCGGTATTTTCTTTTTTTGCCATATTGCAGTATCCTCCGTATTATTTTGATTTTTTTGTTGTTGATTTCATTGTGATTCCAACGTCGTCGTAGCTTTTGACAAGCCCCGACAGCCAGCCGGGAACGCGGGGTTCGCCGTTCTCGTCCGCCGTTTCGCCGACTTGTTCGCGGATAAAAGAACCGAGTGTCTGCGTGTTCACCGTAAACAGATAGTCGTATCCGTTTTCTTTGAGTACGGCGTATAACTCGTCTTTACGCTCTGTTTCGGCTGACCAGCGCGTGGTAGCGGTAAGAATGAACTGCTTGTCGCCGCGAGTGAAATTGGAGCATTCGGCTGCCGCCATCGCTTCCGAAAGGTTGTATTCAGCCGAGTCGATTTCGGTATTGATATCTTTGAGAATTGCCGTTTGTGCGTCTCTTTCCTCGCGCAGTTCGCGGAGGTTGTCCGCGAGGATAAATAATTCTTCCATAAAATAAATGACTCCTTTCATTGGAATGGGTTCAGACCTTGCCGGTAATCATCTATCAGCGTTTTCGCCAAGTCTGCCTTATTTTGTAACACTTTGAGTATCTTTTCGTCGACTGTGCCTTTGGCTGTCAGGTAAATATATGCGCAGTTTTCTTTCTGACCGACGCGGTGGATACGCGCTTTTGCCTGCTCAAAATTACTCATGTTGTAATCCATCGAATAGAAAACCATCGTGCCGGCGGCGGTGAGCGTGATGCCGAGTCCCGCCGTGGCAATCTGCCCGACAAAAACCTGTATATCCGGATTGTTCTGGAACGCCGAAACCTGTTCGTCGCGGTCTTTAACGCCGCCCATGATGCGGGAATAACCGATGCCGCGTTTTTCCAGCAGTTTGCAGATAGCCATAATCTCCGGCACAAAACGGGCGATGATAACCAGTTTTTTGCCTTCCTGCATAACTTCTTCAATAATATCCTCCAGAGCGTTTTGTTTCGCCGTGCTGATACGAACCGGTGTGTTTCCTTCGTCGTCTCCGATGAATCCGCCCGTAAGCTGCGACAACCGGAGCAGGCGCGTCAAAACATTTGTTACCGTCACTTCGCCTTTAGAAAGTTCAGCATAACTGTCCTTCACCAAATTGCGGTACACTTTTGCGGCAGCCGGTTCAAGTTCCGCGTACCGTATGATATCCGTTGTTTCTGGCAGGTCGAGGCACTCTGCTTTTGTCGCCCGGAACGCGATGCTGTGGAGTCGCTTCATTAATTCCTGTTCCATAGATTGTTTCAATACCGGCGTATGATTCCCGTAACCGACCATGTCGAAATAACGATTCCTGAATGAATAAAAGCTGTTGCCGAATATCGCCGGATTCAGGAATTTATACTGGCTGAACACATCGATGGCTTTATTGGTGATAACGGTGCCGGTGAGCAGCAGACGGTACGTTGCTCTCGCGCCGATACGGTGCATGGCTTTTGACGCGGAGATATTGTAGGTTTTTATTTTATGTCCTTCATCGGCGATTACAAGATCAGGATTCCATGCGAGAATATCATTTTCTAACCGCCATGCCGATTCGTAATTTACCACGGCTACCTGCAAGGGAGTTCCGTCCATATGTCGAAGAGTATCAGATTTTTTTGCGCCAACGCCGGATAAAACGGCAAGGGTATAATCAAAGTCCGCGAACTTAGCGAATTCCTCTTCCCACACGCCAAGGATGGAGAGCGGAGCGACGACAAGGATACGCCGGATTTTCTCTGATAGATACAACGCTCCCGCTACGGCGATACTCGTGATGGTTTTTCCCGTTCCTATGGCTACATCTCCATTAAGAGAGCCACGCCTTGGCTCTTAATGGAGGATTGGGCGTCACCACCTTCCGATAAACCGAACAATCTGCAGGCGAGTTCAAACGCCTCGCGCTGGTGTTTATACGGCGTCGCCTTAACCGGCATCGGTGGGTATTGCCGTTGGTTCGGCGTTTTCGTCACCGTCGTCACCCCTTTCCGGTACTTCGCGTATTTCCACGGTTTCTACCGTCCTGCCCGGCGTTAGGATTAACACTCCGACTTTTTCTCCGAACAGGAATTTTAATAGTTTGCTTCGTATCGTGCGCGAGCCGCTCTTTATAATTTCAGAAGTTTCGTTATTCGGGCGGCTCACGCTGATACAAATTTTGTGCTTGAGGCTCATTTTTTTCGCTCCTTTCCGAGGGCTTGTATATCTCCCTCTACGTTACCCCGAAAAAACAAGCCGAATCGAACCCTCTATTTTAGAAATTCTTCAAATTTCTTTTGGATTTTTGCGAGACGGTTTCTGACAGCCGCTTCCGAAACGCCTTCTTCGTCGGCTATACTCACGTTCGTGCGTTTAAGCAGTTTCTTTAAAATTAGGTCGCGCTGTTGCGGTTGCAGGCTGTCCCAAGCGGCTTTGATTGCGCCAGACCGCTCGGCGGTTTCCAACGCTTCAAAAAACTGCGTTTCGGGGTCGGCGGCATAATCGGCTAAATCAGGTTGCTTTTCGTCGGAAAAATCTTCACCGTCGTCATTTATTTGCTCATAGTGAAATACCCCGTAATAACTGTCTTTTTTTGCGGCGTTCTGTTCGTCGTCGTCCGCTCTGTGGAGAGCGTTGATATACGCTTCGGTTACGCCGTTTTCGCCCGGACGCAGTTCCGCGATTTTCCTCCCGTAAGCGTCGCGGTAAATGTAGGTGGGGCGGTTGTTTTTCGGTGTTCTGAATTTTGGCATTGTTTGACTCCTTTGAATTTCAAATTTTTGAAATCCGCCGAAGCCGCAAAAAAATCCGCAAAAACAAAAAAAGACGGCAGGTGAAACTCCCTTATACCGGGAGTTCCGCTCTGCCGTCTCGCGTTCTGGCGGATTTCTGTATGATGGTTATGTTGCCGGGTTAATGCGTTCATGGGTAATTTTCAATGTTCCGTCAGAGTTTGCTTTAATCCTTGTTATACAGTCTTTTTTCCGTATTTCGATTATTTTAGAGTCGGTACTGATATCGCAGACGCGTTTATGGTCAAGATTTTCAATTTTCCTAATTTTTTTCACCTTTTTCCTCATTGTATTTTCTTTAACTCTAAGTATACTGATTACTGTCCGTTAAATCGTCTCTTTCCGTGAAATACAAAAAAACCGCGATAATGCGGGTTTATACGTTGTCTCAGGAATTGAGATAAAACATAATCGTGTAATTGCGCGGGTTTGGTGATAATTTTTAGTCTCACGGTGTGAGACTAAATTTTAAAATTATGCAAAAAAAAATAAGAGTACCGTATTTTTTTGGTACTCTTATATATGATTAAGTATCTTATTTAGATAAATCTTCTCCCAAAGGTTTAACGCCTTTAATATCAAGGTTGGAAAGGAATTCATTCCGCACATCTATGGACTTACCGGGAAATTGTGTTATTGCCAGCATGTATGCGTTATGCGCCATTCCTCCGTTGAAAGATAACCCCGCTTTTCCGAGCAACTCTTGTGTTAGAAAAATATCCAAATCCAATCCCGCGCAAAAAGCAAGGATTGTGTCGAATGATTGTTTGTCTTTCTCGCTTTGAAGCCTATAAAATGTGGCTTTTGACAGTTTTGTACGCTCTTGAAAACGCATCTCATTTATATTTTTCGCCTCAATGATTTGTCTCACGCGCTGAGAAAAAGTGATATTCAATTTCTCCCGCTCCGGCGCTTTTACCTGATAATCTGCCGCAAGTTCCCGCGCGAATTCAAATGCCGCCTCGTTGTCATTGCTGTTATATTTCTGAAAGGTCTCATATGTTTTGCCGCGATATAATATATCGCTGAACAGTCGGTTGCTTTCCTTAATATTTATACGTACATTGGAAAACTTAATGGTGCATTTTTCAAGATTCGCCCATGCGAAGTCTGTTAAGTGAGGGATTCCGTCTTCATCAACTGAGACACATTTTTCATGGTTAATTACAAAATGCCTGTCTGCATATGCAAACATACCCATACTGACCAGCATATGTAATTCGGGGCTTTCGCATATTTCGTAAAATGCTTTATATTCGTCTATCTCATGTGTGTACGCTTGATAATCATATTCGTGGAGTTGGATATTTTCCACGGCTTTATATCCTAACTCTTTCAACCGGTATTTTGCCGTCAGTCGGGATGTGCCATAAAATGTAGCGAGTTCATCAATCAACACAACGAAAAATTCGGTTTTATCTATCAAAAGTTCATAAGAAAAATTTTCTTTTAATTCTTTAATTTTCGCCGCAACTGTTTCTTTCGGCATGAGAATCCGCGCGCCGATACCGTTTGCATGCCACTCCAGCCATTCTTCATCCGACCATGTGCTGTCGCTGTTCCAATGAATATAGGTAGGTTTTGGGCATCGGTGCGCATTGTAATAATTACGGTGAAGAAGCCTCTTTATATCGGCGAAAAGCCTGTGTTTTTCCCAATGCACTACTTCGTGGGTAATTGTAAAATCTTCGCATCCCAAAGAGCGTTCCCAAAAAACTTCCGGGTCAATGAGAACCGTTCCGCGAGTCACATCCAATTCACGGGATTTGCCGGATTCCAGATCATATACGCGGGTTTTCGTGTCAGAGAATGAGATTTGTCCGAAATAGCTGAAATCCTCGCTCAAAATATATCCGAATTTGAGTTCCAGCCCCATTTCGGCGGCAATCTCACGAATCGGCACTTTTGTTGGCTCCAATAGTGCTTTCGGGCAATACTTGCGGAGAAATGCGCGGGCTTCGTCGTCCATTTGTGCTTTAGAAATTACGGGGACAAAATTATCTGTGACATTACTTTTAAGTGTTGGAATTTTCTCGTAAATCTTAACATTTGAGACTTCAAATAATTTTAATGTATCGTCTACTTCGGCGGCGCAACGCATCATAAACCATTGTGATTTACTCTGAAGTTCGCGATATAAATCCGTATAGGCTATATCTGCCTCAATCACTGCGTCATATGTAAAGCAGCAGCCGTCGACTTGTAGATTACGGGTAAATTTTATATCTATATCATCAAGAATGATATCGTTGCCGTCAATTTCAAGTTTGTCCGAGGAATCTTTAATCCACTCTTTGAGTGCTGCCCAAATATTATTATATCCGCATTTATCCGTAAACCGTTCCAGTTCATTTTTTCCTTTTAACGCCATCTAAAATACACTCCGTTGTTCAAAAATATTTTTGTTCCGGTTTATTATATCATATGGACGTTATTTTTTCAACATTTTTGTGGGTTCTTTTACAGAGTTTTCAACAATATATTTGTAAATTTAATCTAATGCCTGTAAAAAATTTTTTAATATCTGCTCGGCATATTTTCTTTTGTGTTCAGGGCATGCTGATAACATTTTGTAGATTGGATTATTTTCTTTATCCGATGTAACTCCATATAATATGTAATCAGCCGATAATTTTAATTTATCGCATATCAAATTTAATGTTTGCAATGACATACCTTTAACACCCAACTCAATATCAGAACAAAATTTGGGAGTTTTATCTATCAACTCAGAAAACTGTTCCCGCGTGTACCCTAAAAATTCACGTTGACTGCGTATCCGTTGCCCTATAATTTTAAAATCTAAATCCATAATCACACCCCTTTGATTATATTTTAAATCTAAAAACTATTTTGTTAAATTAATTTATAGGGTAAATATATATGAACTAACAGGGTATATTGAATTTAACAATTAGGGTAATTTTTTTTGAAAAAAGTATTGCATTTCTTCAAAATATAATGTATAATTATAATGTTTAAAATATTATAAAAATGTAAACTATTTTATTGAAAGGTTAAATATTGTAAGTATGAAAAAGAAATTGTTAAGTTTATTGTTGATTTTGGCGATGTTAATTACTTATTTACCAGTTGGATTAATAGTAATGGCTGCAGATACTTCCGATTTTACAATCCGTATATTAAACGGAACATACTGTGCAGTGACAGGTTATACTGGGAGCGACACAGCCATCGTGATTCCAAGCGAAGTCAATGGGTACATAGTGCAGACAATTGACAATGGAGCTTTCCAAAGCAAAACCACTCTGACAAGCGTGGTTTTGCCGAATACGCTTGAAACGATGGGTAGCAACGTGTTTTCTGGTTGTTCGAATCTGTCATACATAGGGTTCAACGACGGATTGGTGAGCATCGGCAGCAATGCGTTCGCTGATTGTAGGGCGTTGGAAACGGTACAAATGTCGAACACAATAAAAACGATAGGAAGCAATGCATTTTCCGGTTGCACGAATTTAGAAAATATGGTTTTTTCAACCACACTTACAACGATAGAGAGTTACGCATTCAGTGGTTGTACAGGATTGGTGAGTTTGACATTGCCTGACAGCGTGACAATGATGGGATATTACGTGTTCGATAGTTGCTCAAACCTGACGAGTATTAATTACCCTCGCAACTTGGCGAGCGTTGCCAATACATATGTAAGTAGTTCGATTGGATATGTGTCGCGGCTGTTTTACGGCTGCACGAATCTGACGAACATCGTCGTGCCAGAAGATGTGACGGCGATACCGGCGTACACATTCAGCGGTAGTACGAACTTGCAAATAATAGTTCTACCCAGCACCCTCAATTCCATCGGCAACAACGCTTTCGCTAATTGCACGGGGCTGAGTAACGTGAATTTCGTGGACAGTCTGAGGACGATAGGCAACAGTGCATTCAACGGCTGTACCAGTTTGCGTGAGGTGACCTTAAACGAAGGGCTTACATCGGTCGGTAACAGCGCGTTCAATGGCTGTACTGGCATGACTAAGGTGAGCCTACCGAGTACACTGATGACAGTAAGCGACAGCACATTTAATGGTTGCACAGGGTTGACAACAGTGAGCCTGCCGAGTATGTTGACTACGGTGGGCAACTACGCATTCAGTGGTTGTACGAGTCTGGTGAGCCTGACGTTACCTGACAGCGTGACGACGATGGGATATTACGTGTTCGACGGTTGCTCGAACCTTACGAGCATTAATTATCCTCGTAGCCTAACGAGCGTCGCCAACACATACGTGAGTAGTTCGATCGGCTACGTGTCGCGATTGTTCTACGGTTGTACGAAACTAACAAACATAGTCGTGCCAGAAGAAGTGACAACGATACCGGCGTACACATTCAGTGGTAGTACAAACTTGCAAACGGTGGTTCTCTCCAGTACCATTTCTACCATCGGCAACAACGCTTTCGCCAATTGCACGGGGTTGAGTAACGTGAATTTCGTGGACAGTCTGAGGACGATAGGAAGTAATGTGTTCAATGGTTGTACGAGCCTGCGTGAAGTGACTTTGAACGAAGGGCTTGCATCGGTCGGTAACGGTGCATTCAATGGCTGCACTGGCATGACTAAGGTGAGCCTACCAAATACGCTGACAACGATAAGCGACAACACATTCAGCGGATGCACAGGACTGACGATAGTGAGTTTGCCAAACGTCCTGCTGACAATAGGCAATTATGCGTTTAGCGGTTGTACGGGGGTGGTAAGCCTGACGTTACCTGACAGCGTGACGACGATGGGATATTACGTGTTTGACGGCTGCTCGAACCTTACGAGCATCAACTATCCCCGTAGCCTGACGAATGTAGCCAATACATACGTGAGCAGCTCAGTCGGTTATGCGTCGCGGCTGTTTTACGGCTGTACGAAGCTGACGAGTATCACGGTATCAGAAGACGTGACGGCGATACCAGCGTACACGTTCAGTGGAAGTACAAATCTGCAAACGGTGATTCTACCGAGTACCCTCGTTACCATCGGCAATAACGCTTTTGCCAACTGCACGGGGTTGGAAAAAGTATGGATTGACCGAAATGCCGCAACTATCGGCAACAATGTGTTCCTAAATTGTTCACAGCTTACGATACATGGTATTTCAGATACATACGTTGAAACATATGCAAATATAAATAGTATTCCGTTTTCCACAGAGCCGTTAGTATATGAGGGTGTCACAATATCAGGGAAAGTGATAGACACTAATAACAACGAAATCAGCGGCGTATCAGTATCTCTTTACGATATATTGAATGGAAAGATACTCGGTACATATTATACCGATTCTACTGGTACTTGGGCTTGCCTGAATGCGCGGGTTGGCTACGCTTATCAAGTTAGATTCCATCACCCGCTTTACAAAATTAACATTGATACAATAAGTTGCGTCGCCTCTTCTGATGGTAATATATTGCCGGATATTTTAGCAGAACTAATCGCTGGAGGAGCGGTAACATCGCCATCATCATTCACAACCCGTATCATTAATGGGACATACTGTGCTATAACTGGTTACACGGGGAGCGACATAGTGATTGTGATACCAAACGCGATCAACGGTTATATAGTGCAGACAATCGACAACAACGCATTCCAAAATAAAACAACCCTGACAAGCGTAGTCTTACCAAATACATTAGAAACAATAGGAAGCAATGTATTTTCCGGTTGTACAAACTTGTCATATATCGGATTCAACGACGGACTTGAAACGATTGGCAACAATGCGTTCACTAATTGTAGGTCGTTGACGATGGTACAATTATCGAATACAGTAAAAACAATAGGAAGCAATATATTTAGCGGCTGCACAGGGTTAACAACGGTAAGCCTGCCGAATACACTTACAACAATAGATAGTTACGCATTCAGCGGGTGTACAGAACTGGTAAGCCTGACACTACCCGATAGCGTGACAACAATGGGATATTATGTGTTCGATGGCTGCTCGAACCTGACGAATGTCAATTACCCTCGTAACCTGACGAGTGTAGCCAATACATATGTGAGCAGTTCAATCGGCTATGTATCTCGGTTATTCTACGGCTGTCCGAAATTGACAAGTATCATCGTACCAGAGGGAGTGACGGCGATACCGGCTTACACGTTCAGTGGTAGCGCAAACCTTCAGGCGGTGATTCTGCCCAGCACGCTCGACAGTATCGGCAACAACGCCTTCGCCAATTGCACGGGGCTGAGTAACGTGAATTTCGTGGACAGTCTGAGGACGATAGGCAACAGTGCATTCAACGGCTGTACCAGTTTGCGTGAAGTGACTTTGAACGAGGGACTTACATCGTTGGGTAATAGTGCTTTCAATGGCTGTACTGGAATGACGATGATGAATTTGCCGAATACGCTGATGACAATAAGCGACAATACATTCAGTGGCTGCATAAGATTGACGACAGTAAGCCTGCCGAGTATGATAACAACTATAGGCAATTACGCATTCAGTGGTTGCATGGAATTGGTGAGTCTGACGTTACCTGACAGCGTGACGACGATGGGATATTACGTGTTCGACGGCTGTTCAAACCTGACGAGCATTAATTATCCTCGCAGTCTGACGAGCGTCACTAACACATACGTGAGTAGTTCGATCGGCTACGTGTCGCGGTTATTCTACGGCTGTCCGAAATTGACAAGTATCGTCGTACCAGAGGGAGTGACGGCGATACCAGCATACGCATTCAGTGGCAGTACAAGCCTGCAAACGGTGGTTTTGCCAAACACTCTCGAAAGTATAGGCAACAACGCCTTCGCCAATTGCACGGGATTGGGTAATATAAATTTCGTGGACAATTTGAAAACGATAGGTAATAGTGCATTCAACGGCTGTACGAGCCTGCGCGAAGTGACCTTGAACGAGGGATTAACATCGGTGGGAAACAGCGCGTTCAGCGGCTGTACGGGCATGACTAAGGTGAGTTTGCCGAATACGCTAATGGCACTAAGCGATAGCGCATTCAGTGGGTGTACGGGACTGACGACAGTAAGCCTGCCGAATATATTGACGACGATGGGTAACTACGCATTCAGCGGTTGTACGGGGTTGGTGAGTCTGATGTTGCCAGACAGCGTGACGACGATGGGATATTACGTGTTCGACGGCTGTTCAAACCTGACGAGCATCAATTACCCTCGTAGCTTAACGAGCGTAGCCAACACATATGTTAGCAGCTCAATCGGTTATGCGTCGCGATTGTTCTACGGTTGTACGAAATTGACAAATATTGTCGTGCCAGAGGGCGTGACAGCTATACCAATGTACACATTTAGTGGAAGTACAAACATCCAAACGGTGATTCTGCCCAGCACGCTCGACAGTATCGGCAACAACGCCTTTGCCAATTGCACGGGGTTGGAGAAAGTATGGATTGACCGAAATGCCGCAACTATCGGCAACAATGTGTTCCTAAATTGCTCAAGGCTTACGATACATGGTATTTCAGATACATATGCTGAAACATACGCGAATACAAACAGCATTCCATTTTCCACAGAATCATTGGTTTATGAAGGTGTCACAGTATCAGGAAAAGTTGTAGATACCAATAATAATGGGGTTAGTGGAGCTTCTGTGTCATTGTATGATACATTAAGTGGAAAAATACTCGGAACATATTACACAAACTCTTCTGGTGAATGGGTATGTACAAATGCGCGGGTTGGCTACGCTTATCAAGTTAGATTCCATCACCCGCTTTACAAAATCAACATTGATACAATAAATTGCGTCGCTTCTTCCAACGGAAATGTTCTTCCCGATGTTGTGGTAGAATTGGTCGTTGATGGAACGGTAACGCTGACTTCATCATTTACAACCCGTATCATCAATGGGACATATTGTGCGATTACGGGGTACACAGGGAGCGACACGGTTATAATAATACCGAAGGAAATCAACGGATATATAGTACAATCAATCGACAACAACGCATTCCAAAACAAAACAACTCTGACAAGCGTCGTCTTGCCGAGTACGTTAGAAATAATGGGAAGCAATGTTTTTTCTGGCTGTACGAACTTGTCATATATCGGGTTTAACGACGGATTGGAAACGATTGGCAACAATGCGTTCACTAATTGTAGATCGTTGACAATCGTACAATTGCCGAATACAGTAAAAACAATAGGGAGCAGCATCTTTAGCGGCTGCACAGGGTTGACAACGGTGAGCCTACCGAATACGCTGACAACGATAGAAAGTTATGCATTCAGCGGTTGTACGGGTTTGGTGAGTCTGACGTTGCCGGACAGCGTGACAACGATGGGATATTACGTGTTCGACGGCTGTTCAAACCTGACGAGCATCAACTACCCCCGTAGCTTAACGAGTGTCGCCAATACATATGTGAGCAGTTCAATCGGCTATGTGTCGCGCCTGTTCTATGGCTGTACGAAACTGACGAGCATCACGATACCAGAGGGTGTGACAACAACACCGGCGTACACATTCAGCGGCAGCACGAACCTACAAACGATAGTTTTGCCCAGTACCCTCGCTACCATCGGCAACAACGCCTTTAATGGTTGTACGAGCTTGCGTGAATTGTTCTTGAACGAAGGGCTGACATCAGTCGGTAACAATGTGTTCAATGGCTGTACAGAAATGACGACAGTGAGTCTGCCAAGTACATTGACAACATTAAACGATAGTATGTTCAATGGTTGTATAAGCCTACGTGAAGTGATCATGAATGAAGGATTAACTACTATAGGAAACTACGCATTCAGTGGGTGTACAGGTGTGGTGAGTCTGACGTTGCCAGACAGCGTGACGACGATGGGATATTACGTGTTCGACGGCTGTTCAAACCTGACGAGCATCAACTATCCTCGTAGTCTGACAAGTGTAGCCAACACCTATGTGAGCAGTTCGATCGGCTACGTGTCTCGGCTATTTTACGGCTGTACGAATCTGACGAGCATTACTGTTCCGGAGGATGTGACGGCGATACCAGCATATACATTCAGCGGCAACACGAGCCTTCAGACGGTGGTTTTGCCAAACACTCTCGAAAGTATCGGTAACAACGCTTTCGCTAATTGCACGGGGTTGAGCAACATAAATTTCGTTAACAGTCTGAGAACGATAGGTAATAGTACATTCAACGGCTGTACAAGTCTGAGCGAAGTGACCTTGAACGAGGGATTGACAATAGTGGGAAACAGCGCGTTCAGCGGCTGTACGGGCATGACGACGGTGAGCCTGCCGAATACGCTGACAACGATAAACGACAGCACATTCAACGGGTGCATAAGATTGGCTGCAGTAAATCTGCCGAATGCTCTGTCTACGGTAAATAACTATGCATTCAGTGGGTGTACAGGACTGGTGAGCCTGACGTTGCCAGACAGCGTGACGACGATGGGATATTATGTGTTCGATGGTTGCTCGAACCTGACGAGCATTAATTATCCTCGTAGTCTGACGAACGTCGCCAACACTTACGTGAGCAGTTCGATCGGCTACGTGTCGCGATTGTTCTATGGTTGTACGAAGCTGACAAGTATCACGGTTCCAGAGGGTGTAACTGCTATACCAGCATACACGTTTAGTGGTAGTACGAACCTGCAGACGGTAGTGCTACCCAGTACACTCGCTATCATCGGTAATAATGCTTTTGCCAACTGCACGGGGCTTATGGAAATTAATTTGGTTGAAGGATTAAAAACAATAAGTCAATCTACATTTATGGGATGTTCAAGTCTGAGTGTCTTAGAATTTCCTGAATCTATGGAATCTATTGGCAACTCGGCTTATTCTGGTTGTAGCGGTTTAAGGCTAATTATATTTAATGAAGGATTGAAAACCATAGGTAGTAATGCGTTTGATGGTTGTGCAGGGTTAACAAGTATTGTATTGAATGATGGATTAACAACACTTTCCTCATATTCGTTTGCGTCATGTATAAACTTGACTTCAATATTAATACCAAATAGTGTCACATCTATTGCGGCAAATAGTTTTAATAACTGCCCGAAATTAAAAATATATTGTTATTCCGGTTCAGCGGCTCACTACGCGGCAGAAAATAATGGTTATCCGTATTTCCTGCTTGATGCTCACGATCACGAATTTTTCACGACGATAGAAACATCTCCAACGTGTACTCGCGGCGGATCTGCAATTAATACTTGTTCAATCTGCGGATATAATTATATAGAAGTTTTAGAGCCTCTTGGACATACGCCGGGCGATTGGATAATAGTTAAAGAAGCGACATGCATAGAAGATGGTTTAAAGAAAAATTATTGTATTATAGATAATGTTGAACTTGAATCTGAAATAATTCCAGCAACGGGACATACATTCGGTGAATGGTCAACCGAAAAAGAAGCAACGGTACTTGCAAATGGATTAAAAAGCAGGGAATGCGAAATTTGCGGAGAAAAAGAAACTGAAAATTTACCGCAGATATTTATTGATATAAGTCAAACAAATGAATATGGTTTAGCTAATTTCACAGTTGTAAATGCAACAACCCTTGAACCTATCAGTGGAGCATCAATATTTATCTCCACACCGAATGATGGTGAATGTACATTATCAACGGACTCTAATGGTAAAATAAGTCAAGTGTTGCCCGTTGGCAACTTAACAATCTCAGCTTATGCGAATGGTTATTTAGTACGTGAATTAAAAATAACAATAAAACCCGGCATTCAAGAAATCCCACGTATTGGTTTGAGCGAGAAACCAATGGTAGAAGGAAAATTAACTGTCAGAGAAATGACTTATGATGAAATAATTGCAGCAGGGATTGATCCAAACGCACCGGGTAACCAGCATGTTTATAGATATCAAGTTGAAATCACGTTTAGAGCGGAAATTGACGTGTTAAGTATAATAGCGTTCTTTAATGGCACGGGCGATTTCTTAGGAGGTGTCGGTCCTGATGGTGGCGGTGGCAGAGGAAGTGATGGGGTTTTATGGTATAACGGCGGGTATAGCCCCGGAGGAACCGGCGGCGGCGGATTCGGATGGAGGTTATCTGATGGTACTGATGTTACTATATTCCCTGTTTCCGAACGGTTCTATTTAATTATTTACGGAGAAGTTCGCTGGCTGAAAGAAATGTTTGATGCAGAATTACTCGTTATTAATAATTCACTTACCGACACAATCGAGGATTGTGTGGCTGAACTTACTTTACCAGATGGGTTGTCATTAGCGGATATGGTCTATGGAGCGCAAAGTGCCGTTCAAACAATAGATTATATTGAAGAAGGAGGCAGCAAATCTGTTCATTGGTATATACGTGGTGATAAAGAAGGGACTTACAGCGTAACTGCTTCCTTGCAAGGTACAATGATGCCGTTCGACGAACGATTCAGTTATGAATATGTTGCTCAAGACCCGATAAAAGTTTATGCAGGTAGTGCGATGCATATGACTTTCTATATCCCTGATTCCGCTTTTGAAGGAGAAGATTATACAATTAGGATTGAACTCGAAAATGTCTCTCACAAATCCCTTTACGGTGTGAGCCATACGATTTATGCACTTCAAGGACAAGTAACGCATTATTCTGACGGCACTGTAGTAACGGAAGAACACGTAATATCAGGAACTTCAGCCAGCGCAAAAGAATTTAAACCGGGCGATAAAATAATAATTGAAATGACTACTAATATTATGTTCCATTCCGAAATGATTCAACATGAACTTAATAAACTAATCGGGATGGTAGATAATATTGAAACTTTGATGACTTCTTTGAAAATGCTTAATGCCGCCGCAAATGCTTTGAATAGCTTGGGTGGTTGGATAGACTCGTTATCTTCCATTGTTGACAGTGGTGGCTTGAGTTGGGAATTAATAGAAGGTATTTGGGGATTAAGAGACATTCTTGATTATATGGAATTCGGCAAGGGGGAAGAAACTAAATTTAATATTTATGATTCTATTCGTTTTGCGATTGCTAATATTCCGATACGTTTTGTTGTAACAAATGTTGCTGTAACAACATTAAGCGGTTCCACAACCGAAATTCCGTATACAATTAAATTAATCCCCGTCGGAGCACGTTATTTCGGGGTTGATAATATTGGACAATACATATATGATTTAGTAATAGCTTCTTTTGGCGAGATAAGCGGAGATGTGTTAGGCGTTCCGTTTGCTAAAGATATAACAGGATATCAAGACGCTGTAAAAAGAATTAAAGTCGTCGAAGATAATATAGCACGATTAAATGTTAAAGGAACTGGAGAATCAACAAGCAGAGCGTGGATAGAACCCGCCGCAACACGCGATTCAAGGATGTCAAGTTTCGCATCAACATCAAGTACGGATTTCATATTATCAACGAATAATGAAACAGCCACATATATAGACGGTGTTTTGGAATTTAAAGGTTCTGGTATAATTGAAATTACGCCTTTAAATAGTGTGGGAGGTATTCTCTATATTGAAAATAGCGAAGGCTATATACATACCTATATAATTGATGTGGTTGAGCCTCATGTCTGCCATAGCGATAATTGGACTGTTATAGTTCCCCCGACTGAGAATACAGTCGGATATAAAGCGATACTCTGCGATGTCTGTGGAGATTTACTTAAACTTGAAGAAATGATACCCTGCGGAAATCATATATTCGGTGAATGGGTGACAGAGTTTCAGCCAACAAATAACACCGTAGGCATAAAAACCAGAACTTGCGAAAATTGCGGACTGTTTGAGTATGAAATTATTGATTCGATTACAAACCTGCCAACAGGGGAAATTGTGATAGGAACTAATTATTGGAATACATTCTGGAATACATTCTGGAATACCGTCACATTCGGATTAATATATAAAGATACGAAAAGCGTATCTTTAACCGCAGATTCTGATAGTACAGATGAAATAACGATTCAATATTATCTTTCGGATTCTGAGTTGACATTAGACGATTTGAATGAATTCACGACAGAATGGATAAATTATAAAAATTCATTCAATATAAATCCGAATAGCAAAATTATAATCTATGTTAAGATAACCGATGAATTCGGAAACGTAACATATATTAATTCAACGGGTATCGTGTTATATACCGACAGCGAAGCGGTGACAACCGAAATAAATTTTGTCAAAGGCTTCGGTCTTGATAAGATTGCCGAAGTATTGCTCAACGGCAACACAATCCAAAAGATTATGAATGGCGAAGTCACGCTTGAGGACGGAACGGATTATATTGTTTCCGATGGTACAATAAAATTCAACGCAGAATACCTTGAAAGTCTTGAAACAGGTGAATATACGCTAACAGTCTATTATAATCCATTGGGCGTAGATTATGTGGACGCTGACGAAAACGATATTCCGGCGACCACGGAAATTACTTTAAAAGTGCTTCCCGAACCTATTATATTAGATAATATAATAATTTTTTCTCTGCCTGATAAAATGGAATATATTGTAGGAGATAACTTTGATCTTGCAGGCATAATAATAACTGCTGTATATAGTGATGGCAGCGAAAAAGAAATAACAGATTTTAATACAAGCATTGATGATGGCGATATTCTTGATACTATTGGTATAAAGACAATCACAGTCAGCTATACGGAAGACGATATAATAAAAACGGTCGATTTTACAATCACAGTAAATCCCAGTCCGATTATATCAGAGGGAATCAATATAACAACACTCCCTGAAAAAATGGAATATATCGTAGGCGAACCACTTGAACTTACGGGTATAGTTGTAATTATTGCATATAGCGACGGAAGTTCGGAAGAAGTGGCAGATTATACTACTGATCCGGTTAATGGTACGATTCTTGATATTATTGGCACACAAACCATAATAGTCAGTTATACTGAAAACGATGTAACAGAAACAACCAGCTTTACCGTGGTTGTAAACGCTCTGCCGATTGTTCTGGAAAGCATATCTGTAACAACATTACCGGATAAAACAGTATATACTGTGGACGAAGAACTTGACTTGTCCGGTATGATAGTGACCGCCGTATATAGTGACGAAAATACTAAAATAATTACGGACTTCTCGACAGAACCGACAAATGGCACAATTCTTGATATAGTAGATATAATAGTAGTTACGGTAAGCTACATCGAAAACGAAATAATGAAAACCGATAGCTTTACGATAACGGTAAATGCTATTCCGGTAATATTAGAGAGTATCAGTGTGACAACACCGCCAATCAAAACGGTTTATACTGTAGGCGAAGCACTTGACCTCACAGGAATGGTCGTGACCGCAAGTTATAGCGACAGCAGTTATAATGAAGTTACGGATTTTACATCAAATCCGATAAATGGTGCGGTTCTTAACATTATCGGTACACAAACTATTATAATCAGTTATACTGAGGATAATATAACGGAAACCGACAATTTCAACGTAGTAGTGAACGCCGAACCAGATGTTACCCCACCTACGGGAGAAATAAGTATAGAAACGAACTACTGGAACTCTTTTTGGAATACTGTAACATTCGGATTGATCTGCAAGAATACCCAAACCGTGACCATTACAGCCAGCGATAAAAATGGAAATCCCGCGACAATTCAATATTATCTTTCAGATGAGGAATTGACGCTGGCACAGATACAGGCTCTCGACGCGGAATGGATGGACTATTCAAGCCCATTTGACATTAATCCGAAAAACAAATATATTATCTATGTAAAATTGTCTGATTCTTCTGATAATGTAGCGTATATAAATTCTGAAGGTATCGTGCTTTATGAAGATAGCGTCTTAATAACGACAAAAATTAATTATATAAAAGGCTCAGAAGATAATATATCCGCAACAATTAATTTGAACGGCAATACTATAGCTAATATTAAAAACGGCGAATATTCATTGATTGAATTAACAGATTATGTAGTTTCAGAAAATGAAATTATTTTCAGCGCAAGTTATTTAGATACGCTCGTAGCAGGGACTTATACATTAACTGTAAGCTATAATCCGTTAGGCATAGCGTATCCCGAAACTCCGTCGGATGGAAGTAATGCTCCCGCAATCTCCTCTATTACATTAACTGTGAATACTGTACCGGATATTCAAAAATATGAGTTTAATGTATCGGCTGGCATAGGCGGCAACATATCAGGAACTCCAAGCGGCACTTATGAAGAAAATACAGAAATGAACGTAACAGCGACAGCAAATATAGGTTATCATTTCAAAGATTGGACTGTAAGCGGCGTAGCAATTTCTGATATTATTGCAAGTTCCGTATCATTCAATATGCCTGCAGGCTCAGTTACAATGACTGCGAACTTTGAACTTGACTCAGCAATCGTCACAAACGTCATTGTGTCTCCGCAGGATATTGAGGTACAGCAAGGCGGCACACATCAATTCGGAGCGACTGTTGAAGGCGAAAATAATCCTGAACAAACCGTAATATGGAGCGTTTCGGATAATGAGAGCGACGAAACGACAATTTCTGATATCGGTCTTTTAACTGTGGGTTTAGACGAAACGGCAAATACGCTGATAGTTACGGCAACATCGACTATAGATACAAATAAATTCGGTATGGCAACAGTTATAATAACATCAGATATCCCTACTCCATTCTATGGCATATCGCTTGACGTGTCGGCTTATACTTTCATAGATAATACGGCGAAAACCGTCACAATAACAAATACAGGCAATCAGCCGACAGGCGAATTGATAATTACCCTTAACGGTGAGGACAGCAATGCGTTTATAATTTCAAAAACGTCTATTGATGATATTGCTATCGGTGAATTTGATACTTTCGATATGGTTCCCAAAACAGAACTTACGGAGGGAACATATACGGTAACTGTAACATTAAGCGGCGATAATGGAATTAGTGCAAGTTTTGATGTGAACTTCACTGTGAACCCCGTAATTCCTACAATATTCACATTAACTATAAATTCAAGCGATGGCGGCACAGTATCAGGTATGCCAAGTGGAAGTTATGCGGAAGGAACACCTGTAAGCATCACTGCAACAGAGAATAACGGCTATACTTTCGCTGGCTGGACAGCAATCGGTATAACTCTTTCGGAAAATACGGCGAGATCAATAGAATTTACAATGCCGGACAACAACGTGATGTTAACAGCGAATTTCACGAAGATTAACTATATTATTACAGCGAATCCAGCAACGGGAACATATACCAATACGCAGAGCGTAACATTATCGGTTAATGCTGCAAATGTAGGAATCTACTATACTGTTAACGGTACAGAGCCAACGATAAATAATATTTTATACACCGGAGCGATAGCAGTTAATCAAAGCGTAACAATTAAGGCTGTTGCTGTAATAGACGGCGAAATTGTCAGCGATGTCGCTACATTTGTATATACGATTAATACCAGTAGCGGTTCAGGTGATTCTTATGTTCCTCCATACACTCCTCCTACCGATGGCGATACAACGGGTGAAACAGGTTCAGGCATTGATTCTGATAATACCTCTGACGATGATGATTCTGGTGATTTGGAGGAAATTTCCGACAAAGATACCCCGTTAAGTAATGCAAAATTTGGTGACGAACCGTCGGCAGAAGGGTACGTGAATCCTTATACCGATGTAAAAGAAGATGACTGGTTTGCTGAAGCAGCGCGTATTATGAATCAATTGGGAATTATGATAGGTTCAGGAAACACTAATACATTCAAACCTCATGATGTGACGAACCGTTATATGCTGGCGACAATACTTTACCGGTTAAATGGCGAACCGGAAGTAAGCGAAGATGCAATAATTCCCTTCAGCGATGTTATTGCCGGAGAATGGTATTCAGACGCAATAATCTGGGCATATGAAACTGGATTGATGAACGGTTTCCCAGATGGTACATTCAAAGGAAGCGAACTGTTGACCCGTGAACAGATCGTGACAGTATTCTACCGTTACGCTGAAATAATGGGATTTGATGTAAGCGCACGAGCAGACTTGTCTAAGTATGAAGATGCCGGCAAGATTTCCGACTGGGCACTCGAAGCAATGCAGTGGGCAGTTGCAGTTGGTCTGATTGTCGGTCGCACCGAAACCACAACAGTTCCACAGGGAGAGGCTACCCGCGCAGAAATTGCGATGATAATGAAACGTTTCCTTTTCGAGATTTTCGGCGATGACGAAGATAATGATGTCTAATTCATAATAAATAAAAATCGCCCCTACGGTCATTTTAAGTTTCCGTAGGGGTGATTTTATAGTATCAAATTTTTATAAAAAAGCAAAAAACCTTGACCCAAATCAAGGTTTTTTTTATTGGTGCGGTTGACGAGACTTGAACTCGTACCCATTGCTGGACACGCCCCTCAAACGTGCGTGTATGCCGATTCCACCACAACCGCATATTCAATTTTGCCCCATTTTACGGGAGATATTTCAGTTGGCTTTTAGTCCCTCTCACATATAAAGATTTTGTTTTCTCACGAGAGGAAATTTATGTCAACCGAGTGCTAAAAATTATAGTCTGCCAAAACATATAAATGAATTTGAAGAGGGAAAACAAATATATATTGAGACACTCGAATTTGTAAAATAATGCAAAAAGAAAAGTAAGAAAATGGAAAAGGTGAAACAGTAAAATGCGGCGGAGTTTTTTTATCAGAAAAAAGTTCGCCGCATTTTTATCGGGAGTTTTACGACCGATTAAAATCGGCGAAAAATTTTTGACGAATCTTTACCCTGTGTTTTTATTTTTGAAATCGTTTAGATTTCCAAGACTGTATTCTGCTTTATCAAAATCGCTTAGGAATTTAATCATCGTGCCGAAGTCCCTACAAACGTGCGTGTCTGCCAATTCCACCACTCTCGCATAAATATTATTATATATTTTTTTATAATTAATATATATTATACATATCTCTTGCCTTTATGTCAAGAGCAATTTTAAAAATTTATAATTTTTATTGAAATAATTGAAATAATTAAGATAATTAATAATATTTTGTAAATTTTAAAAATATTTAATTATATATATTGCTATCTTTTTCCTGTTATGATATAATAGTGTTTACACATAATATAAAACATTTTGGGAAATAATTATGAATGAAATGTTTAATTTTGCGGATATATTTTAATAATTATTTAAAAAATCAGGAGAATTATAACAAGAATAAAAAGGAAAAGGAGAAAAAATATGTTTTGGAATTTTAAAGATAATTTAGAAGATAACAAAAAGGTTTTTTCAGATTTTTGTGAATATACATATAAAAATTTAGAAATGTACGTGTTGAAATTAACATCTGGCGATAGATATTTAGCCGAAGATATAGTTCAAAATACATATTGGACCGCTCAATTGAATCAATTAGATTTTCATAATCATTCAAATCCTGAAGGCTGGTTATATAAAACAGCTAAAAATTTATTTTATAAAGAACTGAAAATTGCTGATAAAGTTAATAATATGGAAATGATCATAACGCCGGATATTATAGATTACAAGAATTATTTTTCAAAAATAAACGGCGAACCTGATAAAACAAAAACAAAAAAACTCGGCATATTTTTAAAAATATTCAAAGAATTGCCGAAAAAAGACAAAAAACTGATTAAAGATCATAATATAAAAAAATTGCAGTTAAAATATATAGCTGCTGAGTTATGCGAAAATTATTCATATACAAAAAAAAGATATTATCGTTTGATAAAATCTATAACTAAAAAAGTTGGCGATGAATTAAGAAAACAAAACGATCAAGAAAATCAAGATAAATAATTAAAATCAAAGGGCGGATTCAAATGATCCGCCCTTCTTGAATAAAATTTATATAAATTTGAAAAAAACAAAAATAACTATTGCAAAACAAAAATATTTATGATATACTATACAAGTCTGTGAATAAGGGATAAAATATTTCGGGGTGTGGCTCAGTTTGGTAGAGCGCTTGGTTCGGGACCAAGAGGCCGCTGGTTCAAGTCCAGTCACTCCGACCATCGAAACTCAGGTATATTGCGGTATATCTGACTTTTAATTTTTACTCCAATGGAAAGAAAAACGCATTTTACCCCAATTATACCCCATTAAAATGGCAATCGACTACTTTTTTGTGCTTTTAAACAAAATATTTTGCTCATAAAAATAATACCCGATGTATTTTATTACACTGGGTATTATTACTTGTATTTGCTCTTTTAAAACTATTATAAATCATTCACCTTGCTTTTACGCATTCAAATTCTACGCTGGCAAAATTCTCGGAGTCCAACACATACTCTTGATTGAACCAATCGTCTTTGACTTGTTCTTTCGCTTCCGCTTCGTCGTCAGCCTCAGCTTCGACTACCATCACCAAGCGTTCTGTAATTCTAATACGATACATATTCACGGTTTGCACCCCCTTTCATGTTAAAGAGCCGCCGATGGGCGACTCTGTTTCTATTTCAGCTTATATTATCAGCCGGCTTTAAAAGTCTTAAAAACTCATTGGCGAATTTTCTTACATCTGCTGAGGGCGATACGTCCCCGAACCCGTATAGCTGTCTGATACGCAGTTCCCGCATATCAATCTCCATAGTAAAATAGGGTTTATCAGGCTCGGTTGCCTGTCTGACAAAGAACACCATGCGTGTGCCTTCCATGTGATTTTTATAATAGGATTCACTTCCGACACAATGATTGAGACTCTGCCCCTCGGTTATAAAATCACTGCGTAACTGTGGGAATACTATACAAAAACTTTCATTTGCGTATTCGTTCATGCCCTTGTACAACACTTCTTTTGCGTGGCGCATATTTCCGTCCTCAATCTCGTGTTTGACTTTATTAAAACGCTCTAAAATCAAGTTGTGGGATTCTTTTATGTTTGTAGGGAAACTCACGGATTTTCTTGATAAATCCACTTTTAAACTTTTTGACATGCTTATGTAATCTTTGTATTGTATCATCAGAAATTTTAATTTCTTTTTGAGCATGGCTTTTTGTTTGGTGAAATAATTAACGAATTTTTCAAAGCTCATCAATTCAAGCAATTCAATAATATCGTGAGTATCGTTTCTCTCCGGCTTTAATGCACGAAACTTTTCAAAACTATCATAACTAACCCAAGTACCGGAAGCCTGTATTACTTTATGCTCGTGTACGTCGATGTTATATTTTCGATATAGATGTATATACTGTCTGCTTATCCCAAGAACCTGTGAAAATCCGTTGCCGGCACTTAAATTTTCCGCATACATATTCGCGGCAAATACAGATAATCCAGTCTTAAACAGATATTCTGCTGCAAACTGATTATGAATATTATTATATAGTTCTGGGTGCGTCTTGTCAAGTATTGCTTCTTTTTCTTTTTCAATAAATTTTAAATCACTATAAATATTTTGCAATCCCATTAATTTTTTCAAGTCGTCTGGATTAGTTTTGTTTATTTTACCGAACCTTTCGGTTATTAAATTGATTATAATACGTTTAAAATCTTGAGAATATCCCTGCATTAAGTTAATTAAGTCTTTTATTTTGATCAT